TTAGGCGGGGCTTTTTTTTCGTTCAGCGGTGGCGCGCTTCACGCGCTCGCGGTGGCATTCCTTGCAGACCGTCATGGTCGCATCCCGGAGGCCGGGGCGCACCTGCACATAGAAGTCGCGGAGCGGCTTCTCCTGGCGGCACGCCTTGCAGACCTTGGTCGCGATAACCTGGGTGTTCATCGTCGGCTGATCTCCGTCATCTTGCCGCAGTGGAAGCACCTCGTGCGGCTGCGTTCTCGGAGCCGCTGCATTTCCTCGATGTAGCGCTCGCGAGCGCGGGACCACTGCGTCTCCTCGCTGGCCATGCGCCGGAGGACGAACATCGGGTCGAGCCGCGTATGGCAGCGCCCGCATTCGACCTCTGTCTCGCCCTCGCGCAGATAGTAGGTCACCGGGACGAAGCCGCGCCCTTCGACGTAGTAGGACCGGTGATCGCAGCCGTCGCGGTCGCCCCAACGGTCGACCACCTTGAGGAATGGCGGCTCGCCTTCGGGCGGCTTCTTGAACCGAACCGGAATGCGCGAAACGTTGTCGTCGCTCATCGCGCGCCCGCCTTGTGATCGGCCCAGCCGGTGCGATCAAGCTGCGCGCGGCACATGCGCCGGACCTGCTCGGCCAGCTTGATCCTGGCCAGCTTGGCAAGCAGCGCGATCTGCTCATGGTCGTGGTCGTCAAAGGTCACGACGATCTTCTTTCCCATCCTTCGGCTTCCTCATCTTGCGCTTCGGCCAGCGGCTTGGCGGTCGCGGCTCGCCTCGATCCTTGGCCAGCAGGCGGGCCCGGAATTCCTCCTGGCCCTTTTCGATCCGTCGCGTCTTGGCCATCTGCGGAATGTCGCGCTCGCGGGTCTTGCGGTCGTGCGCCCGGATCAGCATCGGGGTCAAATTCCAGAATTCATCCGAGCCGTCCTGCGCGTGATAGAGCCCGTGGTCGAACCGAAACAGCGAGAGCACCTGGTCCTCGGTCATCTTCACCGCGTCCTCGTGCGGGATGATCTTCACCAGCTTGCCGGTGCCGTCGTCGGTCAGCATCTCGCAAAGCGTCGCCGCCAGCTTGGTCTTGAACGAGATGCGGCCGCGCCGCCGCATCAATCCTCTTCGACCGGCTCGTCGGTCCGGTAATTCGGGTCCGTCAGCACGTCGGGCCGATAGCGGCCGAGCTTCTCCCTCCGGCACTTGTCGCAGACCCGGCACAGCGGAATGCCGCGCGCATCGTGCTCCCACCGCGACTGCTTGCCGGACCCGCAGGGGCAAAGATTGTCAGCCATATCTCCTCCGCTTCTTTCTCAGCGCGGTGCAGGCAGCAGCGGCTGCATGGTGCCGGTCTCATAGATCGCCTTGAGGCGCGGCTTGATCGCGTCGCCCACGGTCTGGCCATCGGGCATGACAATGTGCGCCAGAAACTCATCCTCGAACGTCGTAATGCCGGTCTCCACGGCTTCCAGCTTGGCCTTGATCACTAGCGCGAGCGCGCGCCAGCGCTGACGGCAGGCCTGCTCCCAGGCGCTGGCCGCAGCTTCCGTTGAACGCGGCCGGTCAAACGCGCCGTGCTGGTTGGCGCGCTGATGCGTGAAACGGCGCTCGCTGCGCTTGGGGAGCGGCAGCCTGAACATCACGCGCCGCTCATTGGCCTCGAAGCAGACGATGGCATGGTCGGTCGAGGTCATGAACGCCGTCGCGCTCGCGCCATAGCGCACGATCATGCGCTCGATCTCGGCGCGACTCTTCTCGACAGGCACCTCGGTGTCTTTGGCAAAGCGCGTCATTGCCGGTGTCCCTTCACGAGCACCCAGCGAGGTGTCGGGTTGCGCTCCCACGACCACTTGACCAGATTGTCCAGGCTGTCCCATGCACGCCTTGGCGACCCATCTTTCATAGGTCGGCTTCGCCTGCACGTCGGCTTCATACGCCAGCTGGCCGGGCGTCTTCGTCATGTGCGCTCCTGATTGAGCGGTGTTTCATAGATGGTCACCAGCTCCACCACGGCGAACTGCTCCCGATACTGGTGATCGGCCGCAAGGGTATCGGCCAGCTGCTTGGCCTGAACCGCCCCGTGCAGCTCGGCCACGATCTCGCCCCTGGTCAGGTTGATGACGCGGAATGTCATTGCAGCCGCTCTTTGATTTGATCGGCGATCAGTTGCCGCGTGTACGCCGCCCAATGATCGAACTCATCGACGGCATCCCTCGGGCTGACGAAAGGGATGGCCGTGAACACCGAGACCGTCATGCAGCCGATGATGTTGTAGGCAACGCCTGGGCTCACACCGTCGATGAGGGCGAGCAACATAGTTGCCGCATTGCGCCCGACATTCGCGTCCCGTTCCGCCCGCTCCTCGCCGCTCATGACGCTGCCGGTCCCATGATCGCGCGGAAGTGCTCGCGGCAAACGTAACTCGTGAGCGGGTGCCGGATGGGGTGCGGGTCGTCGGCGAAGACCACTTCCTCGACCTTGTGCGCGGCAGCCTCGCCGCAAAAGCAGCGCTCGCCCTCGCGACTGCCGGGATGCGCCGCCGACCGCTCGACCAGGCCAAGCAGCCAGACCACCAGATTGGCGCGATCAGGCAGCACCAGCTCGTTGCCGGGGTTCGCGTCGCGCCAGCGGCGGACCGCCCGCATGTCGGCCTCCCACTGCAGGTCGAAGATGTCCTGCAGCTCGGCTGCGTCTTCCTTGGCAGCGGCCAGCTCGGCCTGCAGCGTCTCGAGTTCGCTCTGTTCGGTCACTTCAGCACCTTCTGGATTTCGGCGAGCGACTTCTCGACCTTGTCGGCGATTGCCAGCAGCCGCCGCATGTCGGGCTCCAGCTTGCGCATCTCGGTGAGCGCGGCCTTCGCTTCGGCGATCTGCTCGTGGATTTCCTCGTTGCCGACTTCGTCGCCGAAATTCTCCTCCCGGAGCAGCTTCACCCAGGCGCGCGGCACGCCGAGATCGGTGGCCACCTTCTCATCGGTCCAGCCGCGCCCGTAACCGACCTTTCCGTCGATGTAGACCTCGTTGAGCTTCTCAAAGATGATGCGCCGGTCCTCGCGCGTCATTGCCTTGCCGTGATCCTTTACAATCTGCAGCGCGACTTGCGGCGGCGGCGGTACCTCGACCTTCGGCATCGGCTTCTCCTCAGATTTGCGCATTGCTGCGAACTTCGCCGCATTGAAACATTTCGGGCAGCGGTGGGCGGCAGCGCTCTTGCCAATGCGCCAGCCCTTCGCTTCGAGCTTGCGGGCGACGAACTGCCATTCGATGTTGTCGTCCATGCCCCGACCGTTCGCCATCAGGTTTACCGGGAGCGGCACGGCGGCCTCGCAGCTGGGCGCTCCGCATCGTGCGATGATGCCCCGCACCAGCCTGCCGTCCTCACCGTAGGGCACCCTGGTGTGTTCGAACGCGGTCGAGACGGCGCTACTCATCCTTTGCCCTCGCTTCTGGCAGGAGTCGGTCGATCACCGCGCCGATGATCGAGGACGGCTGGCCCTGGCCGTCGCGGGTGATGGCGCTCGCCATGGTCTCGACCTGCGCGCCGTATTGCAGCGCGAGTGACAACAGGACGGCACCGTCCCGCGCGATAGCCTCGACGGCCTCGCCGCTCTTGCCGCCCGAGATGAAAATCTCGCCGAGCGCGCCGTCCTCGTAGAAGCCGAGGGTCACGGCATAGCCGCGATTGAGACCACCGAAGCTGATGTCGAAGGTCTCGGCACTGCGCCGCATCGGCAAGGTCCTGCGGTCGGTCATCGCATGTATTCCCGATGCTGCTCGTTCGTGTCCAAGTCGACGATGTCGACCCAGCCGATGTCGGGGCGCTGGCGGAAGGCGGACAGCTCGACCATCAGGCTGGGCTCGGTGGCGTGCACCGTCGTGATCGCGCACATGCCGCGCCGCTTCCCGTTGTCGGGGTCCTCGACGCCGTAAAATGCCGATACACGCCACCGCCAGGCCATCACGCCGCCTCTGCGATCTTCGGCTTGCGGCGGCTGCGACGCTCGCTTTCCAGCGCGCCGGAAACCTGGCGGATGCAGGAGATCAGGTCGTTAGCCTGCGCCTTGGTGGTGATCGCCGCAGTGACGTGCAATTCGAGCGCGTCGTTCTCGGTCTTCAGCTGAATGTCGGCCCCCTTGGGAATACGCATAGACTTCTCTCCTTGTTTGCCAGCGCGCTGGCGTTGCTTAAGACGCTTCGTTGAGGATGATGTGCATGACCTCGGTCAGCCGCGCCTGGTACGCGATGCCGATCAGGCCGAGGCAGTCCGCGAACTGCTTGTCGTTCTTCAGATCCATCAGGAACGCGGTGATGGCGACGCGAACAGCCATGGCCTGGCCTTCGGTCAGTGTGTGCCCGTCGATGGTGATCGTCGCCTCCATCACGACCGCTCCTTCTCGGTGAACAGCTCAGCCTGCGGCGCTTCAGCGGCGACCATCGCGCGGTAGTCGATGGCAATAGCCTCCATCAGCTCGATCTCGCGCTTTGCCTGGGCCTCGGTCATGAAGCCGTCGGCGACGCGCCGCCGATAGACGTGCTTGCGGTAGCCGCCGTCGTGGTCTTGGGCGTGTCGCTACGCACGGTGCCCCAGGGATCGTTCGTGCCCTTGTCGGGAATGTTGCCCAGCGACTGCTTATGATCTCCCGCAGCACGCAGCGCAGCTTGTCGATGGTGGCGATCATCAGGCCTTCTCCAACTCGCGCGCCTTGACCCAGGCCTGCGCACTCTCGACGGAGATCAGGACCCGGCGACCAACCCGCATTTCCGTCGGGGCTTTGCCCGCGTACCGCAGATTGAGGTAGTGCCGCTCCGAGATGCGGAAGGCGCGGCAGAATTCCGGGACGGTGTAGGCAAGCTGGGTCATCGGCGGTTCGGCCTTCTTGCGGACTTTGGTTCTCTCTTTGGCGGTGGACATCATCAGTTGGCCCCCTTCCGACGCCGCAGGTACGCATTGATCTGCTTGATTTCGTCAGCGACACACCGGTCAAAGAGCCCGTGCATCTCCGGCTGATGCTCAGGGGCGAAGCAGGCGACGTACTCGGCGACGAGATAGGCCAGGGCCGCGCCCTCGCTGTCGCAGTCCATGCTCTCGCTGATGAGGTGGAATGCCGTGATCAGCCTGGTGACGTTGTCGGCCAGCGCGTCTTCATCAACCGGCACGGCGGCACCTCCAGGACAGTCGGCGGCCGATGTGGAAATAGCGGCGACCGCGCTTCCCGCAGACCGGGTCGGGGGCGATCCGCATGGCATGCTTGGTGCCGGGGGACGGGTTCGAACCATCGACGCGCGGATTTTCGATCCGCCGCTCTACCGACTGAGCTACCCCGGCATCGCCCACGATGCGGCGCTCCCACATCGACTGGAAATCCTCGTCGGCCAGGACCGGCGAGGCCAGCACTGCCGCAAGGGTTTGCAGGAGGGCGCGGCGCGCGATCATCGGCTGCCCTCCTTCAGGGCCTTCTCGACCGCCACGCAGGCCTCGTTGATGCGGCCCTGGTTGACGCCGTCGAAGGCGATCTCGGCAATCGTGTGCTGATCGATCCCCTTGTAGAAATACAGATACGCCGCCTTGATCTTCTCTTCGAAAGTCAGCGACGTTTTCGAGTGCTTCAAATTCATCGCGAACTCTGCTTGCGGCTCGGCCGCGATTTGGTCTGGGGCGCGGGTCGTTGGCTCATATCCTCTCCGCGCGACGACGCACTGCGAGACGCCGCCTCCGTAGCTCCTCCGGACCCAAGGGCGTGACGATCCAGCAACTTGCGAACGCGATAGGCCTCGGCGAAGTGATCGCCCGCATGGCAATGCGAGGTCTCGCTGCGGCAGTGCTCGCCGCAGCAGATCGCCTGTGCAATTTCGAGGTCGCTGGGTCGCTTCATGATCAGTGCTCGGTCTTGTCGGCCTCGGCGTGACCGTTGCTGCGCGCCTGGGCCAGGAACATCGGCATGTCGTCGGTCTCGGCCGTGAGCTGCGCGGCGGCGATGTCGCGCTCGTTGTCGTGGAATTTGCGAAGGCCGAGCATCAAGCTGCCGCCGATCTGATCGAGCAGGCTCTTGATCGACTCGGCGCGGCGCATCAGGTTGTCGCGCTCCGCGTTCACCTTGGTGACCTGGCGGCGCAGGCTATCGTTCTCGAACTCGATGATCGCCTTGTTGCTCTTGAGCACCTCGTTCTCGGTGCGCAGCGACTGCAGCTCAGTTTCAAGCGACGAAATTTCGTTAGCGAGGTTCATGGTCTCTCTCTCCTTTTCAGCGCATCAGCGTCCAGAGCAGCTCGGCGACGTAGAGCAGCACGATCCAGACCGCGAAGTTGGCCAGCAGCATCAGAAGGCGAAGATGGTTGGCGCTCATGTCGAAAGCTTCCTGCGAATTTGGGAGCGGACCTGCGTCGCAAACCAACGGCTGACGACGCTGCCGCGATGGAGCAGGACGACGGATCGCTTTCCATCGGGCCCGGTGAAGTGGATGCGCGTGTGCCGACCGCCTTCCGAAACCCGGACGCTTGAGCCGCCTGCATCGTGGACTGCGGCAATCGCATCGCGCACCACCTTCCGCATCACTCGGCCTTGTTCGCGAGGAGCCGGCGGATGAACTCCTCGTACCGCTCGCAGGCGCGAATGACCGCGCTGTGGTCGATGTTGAAGGTGCGGGCGATCTGATGATAGCTCGCGCCGGTCACGACCTTGGTGAAGGCCATGATCTTCTGGCGCGTGGCGAGAACATCGCGATTGGGTCTTGTCCGCAGGTCCTGGACGGTGACGCCGAACACCTGCGCGCCAACCGAGCACGCGATGGAGCAATGGTTCAGATAAGGTCGTGCTGCGCTGATGGCGCCGAACTCGTCGCACATCTTGCGGAAGCGAGCCCCATCAGTCGCCGCGACAGACATTGCGAGCGAGCTGCACGCCAGTGGCCAGCTTCCCTGCAAGAGCACGTCGTCATTCACGATAAACATTCCCCGACACTCCCCGTTACGCTTCACTCGACGGACGATCACCCGCAACATCGGTCGCGGGCGCAGTCGAAGGTGCTTCGGCTTCGGCTTTCGGCTTAGGCTTCGGCGCGTGCGCGGCAGCATGCGCGTCCATGGCGGCGATGGCCGCCTGGCCAACAGGGGGAGCGTTACCGCTCAGCCGCTGCGCAAGGCGCGGCGAAATATCCTTGGCGATGTCGGAAGCGACGGTGAAGCCTGCATCCTCCATCTCGTCGCGGCCATACATGCCAGCGATGATGTCGGGGCAGTACATGCGCGCCCAGTCGCGGCTCATGTTGTAAAACAGCTGCAGATCGGGCTTCTTGTCCCAGAGCGGCGAGCCCTTCACCTTCCCCTTGTCGTTGTGGCCAGGATGCAGCTTGCCGAGCGTGAACTGGTCGGGATCGGCGTCGAGCGGCGGGAAATAGCGCGGCTCCTTCTCGCCCTTGAACGTGGCCCACACCCGGCAGCGGCGCTTGTCGCCTTCGCCTTCATAGCCAACCTGGAGCCGCGTCAGCAGCGGGGCGCGCTGCTCGATGATCGCGTGGAAGAACTGGCTCTCGTAGGCAACGCGCTCGATCTTCTGACCGTTGACCCACTGCTCGACGGTATAGGTCCAGTTCGCCAGCGCGAGCGGCGAGATATCCAGCTCCTGCGCCTTCATGCAGATGCCGAACATGCCGCCGACGTTGCCCTGGAGCCACGGCGGGATCATCGGACCGGCAGACGACAACAGCTTGGCCGCATCGACCATATCGCGCAGGTTTGCGTAATCGACGCCGCCGCCCTTGAACAGCGTGACAGCTTCCGTGCGCTCGCTGACCACCTTTTCAGCATCGCCGCGTGCAAGATCACCGCGAGTAACGCGGGCGGGCTGCGCCTGCTGCTGGGGCGGCGGCGACTGGGGCTGCTCGGTGGTGACGGTCGTATCGGTCATCACGCAGCCTCCCGCAGCTCGAACTTGATGCGGTCATCGACCGACTTGCGATACCAGTCGGGGAGATCGACGTACTCGGCATCGGGGCGGTCGTCGCCAGGGCCAGGCCAGACGCCGCTGCGATAGCAGTCCAAGAACATCTTGGCGGCCAACTCATTGAGCGCATGGCCGCGCGCCAGGTCCTCGTCCTTGAGGGTCTGGGCGCGCACGCAATAAGGCGGCTTGCTCTCGACCCAAAGCAGCGTGAACGAATTTGCGGGCATACCGAGAGCGCGGGCACCTTCGAGGACCATCGCGCCCTGCTGGTGATAGCCATAGTCGATGATAGAGCGCTGCGTGTCGCGATAGAGCACCGAGCGCGTCGTCTTGAGGTCGACGAAGTCGCCGCTGTCGTTCGGCATCTGGTCAGGCCGCGCCTTCTTCCAGAAACCGCGCGGGTCGCGCCAGATCAGCGACCGCTCGGGTGCGCCGTTGAGCATCCCCTGCTGCACGAGAGGGAAACTGCCGAGCGATATGATCATGCCCTTGGCGTTCTCGACCATCTCGGGCGACATGATGAATTTGCCAGCTGCGATCTGGGCTGCCTTCCAGTCCCGCCATTCCTTCCTGTTGCCCTGGTACGCTACTCCGCCAACGGTGGCGGGCCGCAGCACGCAGTCGTGCTCGAACGGCTCGCCAGCGACGGCGCTGTGCAGGAAACGGCCGAGCGACAGCGACTCGTTCTGCTCGTCATCGGACGAGTGCGCCGGATTGAGTTGCGATTTGTCGAAGGCGTGCTTGGGCGACTTCGCGATGATGTTGCGGAACATCGACGACGAGACGCTGACCTCAACACACAGGTGCGGGCGATGATAATCGGCGAGCGGAATGCCGCGATAAATCCCAGGCGTGGTGATCTGGCTTCCGTCCCACGGGATCGACTGCATGATGACACGAACCTCCGGCGCAAAGCGGTGGCGGCCTTGGCGCAAGCCAAGGGCGACTGAGTGCGATGATTTGGAAGCGGGTCACCTGCTTCAAGGCAGGCGATGACACCGTGGTTTCGAGATCATGAGGGGCGATGGGTGATTGCTCTTCTTTGCGCCCGCCTGATGTGATCGATTGTCAATCTCGCATATTGGACTGTCAACAGCTCGACACAGCGCAGACCCGGAAAGTTTTGCGCGGCCTGTAGCAACACGTAACAACACCGCACCACTGAGTTAGCGCCGCTTGTCGTTGCTACCTGTAAGTTGAGCCAGACCCGTTATTTTGAGGTGCGCGCAAAATTCCTCGTGACACGAGGCGTCATCAGGGATGATGAATTGCCGATGCGGTTCAGCGTCTGGGACAACCCCGAGTCCGAACAGGTTCTTCGCGTGATGTGGATGGAAGGTAGCTCGGCGGCCCTCATCGCAGACGCCCTGCGCACGTCGCGCAATTCCGTCATCGGCAAGGTCCATCGGCTCGGGCTGTCGCGCACCCAGCGCAAGCCGAAGGTCGCGAAGCGGCCGACCAGGTCCAGGATCGCGCAGCCGCGTCCGGGCGAGCCCGTGCCGTTCCTCAAGGTGAAGTGGTTTCACTGCCGCGCCGTGCTCGATCAGCGCGGCAAGGACGGGCTCGCGGTGTTCTGCGGCCAGGCGAAGACCATTGGCTCGCCCTGGTGCGTCAAGCATCGGCGCGCGTTCACTGCAGCGAGGGTGCCCTCATGACAATGAGCGCGGCCCGGTGATCCTCCCGCTTCACCGTGGCCCTGCAAAACGCAAAGGGACACCAATGGCGAAAGCAGCGAACACGACCAACGATTTCGAACCCGAAGTCGTGCAGGAACTCCTGGGGAAGATCGACGGCTACCACGCCGACCTCGCAAGCGAGCGCGGTACGTTCATGAAGACGTGCCGCTCCATTCGCGAGAGCATCAGCAACGTCTACACCGAGGCCAAGGCGCGCGGCATCCCGCAGAAGGAGCTGCGGTCGCTGGTCAAGATCAGGCTCAACGAGGCCAAGAACCGCAGGATTTACGAGGAGCTTGAAGCCGATCAGCAGCAGACGCTGTCGATGCTGGCGACGGCCGAGGGCGTCAAGGACCTGCCGCTCTGGCGGGCCGCCGCCATGATGGGGGATGCAAACGCGACCGCTCATTGATGGGGGCGGCCATGGCGTACAACCCGCGCATCCTGGCGCTCGATCTGGCGTCACGAACTGGCTGGGCCTGCGGCGATTGCAGCGATGCAGCGCCGCGATGCGGCTCCGTGCGCTTCGCCCGCGAGGGCGCGAGCATGGGCGCGCTGTTCGCGGGCTGTAGGCAATGGCTGTCCGACTTCCTCGCCACCGACCCCGACATCAAGCTGATCGTCTTCGAAGCTCCGATGACGCCGCAGCAGATGGCTGGCCGCACGACCGCCGACATCATGCGGCGGCTGAGCGGGCTCTGCGCGGTGGTCGAGGAGCTGACCTCCACGCTGGGCGGCTATGACGTGCGCGAGGCGCGCGTGTCCGATGTTCGGTCCCACTTCATCGGCTCGAACCGCCACAAGCGCGACCAGGCCAAGGGGCTGACAATCAGCGCCTGCCATCGGCTCGGCTGGGCCCCGGCCGATGACAACGCCGCCGATGCGCTCGCGCTCTGGCACTACCAGGCATCGATCCTCGACCCGCAACTCGCAGTGCAGACCTCGCCGCTGTTTCGGCGGCGGGTTGCATCGCCACTGATGGGAGCATGACATGGCGCGCATCCGGACCATCAAACCGGAATTCCCGCAGTCGGAAACCATCGGCAAGCTGTCGCGGGAAGCACGCCTGCTTTTCATCCAGCTGTGGACCATCTGCGACGATGAAGGGAGGACTCGCGCAGCCTCGCGAATGCTCGCGAGCCTTCTCTACCCGTACGACGAGGACGCTCCAAGCCTCATCGAAGGCTGGCTCGTCGAGCTTGAACGTCATGATTGCATCGTCCGTTACGTGGTTGAGGGCTCGACTTACCTCCAGGTCAATAACTGGTTGAAGCATCAGAAGATTGACCGGCCGGGAAACTCCAAGCTGCCGGTTGTCAGCGAGGGTTCGCGATTGCTCGCGAATGATCGCGAGGATGCATCGACGGACCTAGGACCTAGGACCGTAGGACCTAGGACCAATGCCGCGCCTGTCGGCGCGCCGCGCGTTGCGCGCCCTGACGAGCTTGATCTCGGCCAGGCCGAGGCAGCGAAGCCGACCAAACCGCAGCGAGCCGACCCCGAAACCGAGCTGTTCCGCCGAGGCCGGGAGGTCCTCGGCAACAGCGCAGGCGGTGTGATCTCCCAGCTGCTCAAGGCCAAGGGCAAACCCGAGCTTGCACGAGCGGCGGTGGAGGTCGCCGCGACCAAGGAAAATCCCCGCGAGTACATCGGCGCGATCATTCGCGGCAAAGCCGAAGAGGACAGTCCGAGAGGAGCAATCCTGTGAACCAGCGTCTGCGTCTCGATGAGGTTCTTCGCATGCTGGCGAGCGTCGGCTGCGATCCGCGATCCTTCACGGGATCGAAAGCATTCCGCTGCCCTGCGTGTTCGCACCAGCGCCGGAAGAAGTTCTACCGCTGCCTGTCCATCCGGTCCGAGCCGGATGGGTTTTTCTTCCGCTGTTTCCATTGCGACGACTTCAAGGGGAGCTTCCGCTATGACCACGCTCGCGCCGACGACCGCCGCGTTCTTCGAAGCAAGGGGGATATCGCCCGAAACAGCTACGCGGTTCGAAGTTTATACGGGAGCCCTCATCGGTGAGAAGCCGGACCGGCGCGTCGTCCCGAACCCGCGCGGCAACATCGTGGTCTACCCGTTCCTGGAGCACGGCGTGGTCGTGAACGAGAAATACCGGGCCGAGCGCAATGGCGAGAAGGTCTTCTGGCATCGCAAGGGCGGCAAGCGGACGTTCTGGAACGCCGATGCCCTCGACGACCCGGCGCTTGAGGCAGGCACGCAGCCGCTCGTCATCACCGAGGGCATCGAGGACGGCATGGTCGCCATCGAGAACGGCTGGCCGCTCACCGTCTCGGTGCCTGATGGCGCGCCGCCCGTGCCGAAGGATGCTCGCCTGCCGCCGCTCGATCCCCAGGCCGAGCCGAACGGCAAGTTCGAATTCCTGTGGCTCAACCGCGACCGGCTGGGTCGCGTGAAGCGCATCATCCTCGCGGTCGATGACGATGGACCTGGGCAGCGGCTCGCCGCCGAGCTGGTGCGGCGTATCGGCGCCTGGCGCTGCCAGTTCGTCAGCTATCCGACCGGCTGCAAGGACCTGAACGACGTGCGGCGCAAGCTCGGCGCGGAAGCCGTGGGCGCGGTGCTGCGCGATGCCAAGCAGTACCCCGTGCGCGGCCTCTACCGGCTCTCCGAGTACCCGAACCTGCCGACGCTGGTGCCGGTCTCGTGCGGCTGGCCGATCTTCGATGAAGGCGTTGCGCCGGGCAATGGCTGGATGATGCTGTTCCCTGGCGAGTTCATGGTCGTCACCGGCATCCCGAGCCACGGCAAATCGACCTGGATTTTGAACCTGCTGTTCAAGGTGGCGCTGCTCCACGGCTGGCGCGCCGCGATCTTCTCGCCGGAAATGCCGACCGTGCCGTACCTGCGCGACAAGCTTCGCAGGATCGTCTCGGGCAGCGAGGCAGCCGATCCGGCGACCGACGCCTTCATCGAGCGCAATTTCGTCTTCCTCGACAACGATCCCAATGACGAGGAAGAGGACGATATCACGCTGGAATGGATCATCGAGAAGGCGCGCGACGCAGTTTTGCGCGACGGCATTCGCGTCCTGGTCATCGATCCCTGGAATGAGATCGAGCACGCGCGGAAGCGCGAGGAGTCAACGCACGAGTACATCGGCCGCGCCATCCGCATGCTGAAGCGGTTCGCTCGCCGGTACGAGGTCGCGGTGATCGTGCTCGCGCATCCGACGAAGGACGTTTACGAGCGCGGCAAGCTGCGGACGGCGACGCTGTATGACATCGACGGCTCGGCGCACTGGTTCAACAAGCCCGACCACGGGCTGGTGATCGAGCGCGATCCGGTCAAGGCCGAGACCACCGTGCACATCTCGAAAGTCCGTTTTGAGCAGACGGGCTATCGGGGCGCGATCCGGATGAGCTTCGATCCGGGGACGCAGCAATTTCATCAACTTCAGGAAAATCAGGGGGAGCTTGCCTATGAGTGACATGCTGCTGATCCGGCGCGAGCCGATGAAGTTCAATCCGCTGGAAGACGTGCTGATGGATGACGATGCCCCATCGATCTGGGACGGCCCGCACGTCGGCAAGCGGCTGTCCGAGGCGATGCAGACGCTGCGCCTGCTGCCCATGCCGGGCGTCTGCGGGTATCGGCCGGGCTGGCCTCCCTACGTCTACGAGTTCGACGATCTTGTCGAGCAGCACAAGCAGGGCGAGCTGGAGCGGACGCAGCAGATGCAGAACCGCACGCGGCTGCTGCCGTCGCTTCGCGATGTGACGCGCATGGAGGCGGCGATCTGCTGGCCTGCCGAGTACCTGGGCGCGCTCGCGCATCTCGTCCTTGCCGTGAATGCCGTGGCCCTGGCGCACGCCCTGGAGCGCGATGCGGGATGGGTTGCGGCCAAGCGCGGCGGCTATGCCGATACCTGGCGGCAGCGCCACGACCAGGGCTGCGAGATCATCGCTCGCGGATTGCGCAACGAGCTGGTGCCGGTGTTCTGAGCAAGCGATGGAATTTGAGATCCCCCACGGCGCGGAGCGCGAATATCTGATCATCTTCGGCGTGGCTGCGGTCTATATCGGTACCAGCCCGATTGGGGAGCCGTGCATCGTCGGCGCAACGCGCGATCTCAATCTGACCCAGCGCGGCATGCAGCGGAAATGGCTTCGGTGGGAAATCTCGTGCGCCTACTGGGTCAAGGACCGCGACATAGCCGAGGCAATTGCCGCCGAGGTCAACTGCGCGCTGCCACATGACCAGGAGGACAGGCTCGCGGTACGGGCCGAGACGGCCGCTCGGCAGATCGAGGCGGTCGCTCGCGACCGGAACATGCTGCTGACAAATCACGACGCTGCGATGGCTCGGGTGAAATCAGCGGTCAGGCACGTTCAGGAGGTAATCGACGCAGCGAACGCGACCGGCCAGCTTGCCTGGTTCAACGCTGCGTACAGGGCTTGGCGGCTCGATGCTAAAAAAATCGGATGCGGCATGACATACGCTGAAGCGCGGGCGCGGTTGCGCAAGGCTGTGACCAAACGGCTGATTACGTTAAACGTTCTCGATTGCAGCGAAACGTTGCTCGCCGAAATCTTCCCGGCGCTGCTGGAAGTGCGCTGAGAAATTTACGTTGACGGCGCGAAAATTCGGGATCATTCATCGCGCGCAAGCCGCCCGAATTGCGTCCCAGGGCCGAGCAAAACCCTCTCCACCGATTTACGTTGACGGCTGAGTCCGGGCCTGCGCTTGATTGCGCACAGCTCGATGCCCAGAGCCCTAGCGCTCTCGGGTCGAGTCCGTGGTTTCATCATGCACAGCGACTTGGATCAACCGGCTCCGGTAACGGACGCCGGTTGCTTTTTGGCAGCGAGCGCAGCCGATGCTGATCGTGATCGCCATAGCTTTCGAGCTGCTGCAGCTGCACGGGCCTAGCGACCAACTGATCGACATCAACCCGGATCAGGTCGTGAGCCTGCGCAAGCCGCGCGCCGACGAAGGTCACTTCGCGAATGGCGTTCGGTGCCTGGTCAGCACGACCGATGGGAAGTTTTCGACTGTGACGGAGGATTGCGAGACTATTCGCAGCCGGATCGAAGCAGCGAAAATGGGGAGATAAGCTTGCTGCTCTGAACAGAGAAAAGCCCCGGCATGGGCCAGGGCCTTTCGAAGTCGGGGATCAGTGGCCGGTTACGCCAGCTTGTAGGAGGTGACGCCGTCCTCGCGGCTGCGCTCGGCCTTCGCCCCGTTCGGCAGCCGGGTGAGCGCAGCGCGTAGCGTGTGCGCCTGCCAGCCCAGAGCCTCGCACATCTTTTCGACCGTCGAGCCCTTGCCGCTCAGCAGATCGAGCAGCATCGCGCTCTTCGATCCAGCGCGCGGACCCTTCGCCTGGCTTGCCTTCGCCAACGTTGCCACCTTCTTGGCGACCGCCTTCTTAGCGCGGGGAGCCTTGGCGGCCGACTTCTTCGCGGCAGCCTTCTTCGCAGTGGTTTTCTTCTTGGTAGCCATTTCAACTTCTCCTGTTTCGCGGCGACCGGAATGGTCCCGCTGTACTGCCCCGAGCCCATAGACCCTTTCGGGTGCTGGGCAGTGGGCAGCCAGGAGGCTGCGGCGGTTAGGCGATGGCGCTATTTGTCAAAAGCGCTGCAACCCATGTCCGTGTACGTTTTCATCTCTCGTTGCAGTCTCTGAGCGTGCTTAGCGAGACCGTCGTCGGCGAGGCTTTTCCAATAACGAATGTTCGACTTCTCGCCCTGGCACCACGCTTCGCTGCCGCTTTTGGGCTCGATTGTGCTGGCCTTCGCCGCAGCATCAATCTGAGCCTGCGTGAACTCAGCCGCTGATGCTGCAGTGATGCCGACGAGCAGGGTCGAAGCGGCCAATATGATCTTCAGCGTTTTCATTTCTTCGGGTCTCCGTGGTGGCGCGCGTTCGCCGCGCCGTTTCGTTGCCCAGTACATCGCTCTGGTGCGTGCCGACATCCAGTCGAACCGTAGCCATGCCATTGCGAAGATGCTGCAGAAGCAGCAATGGAAGTGCTGGCAGCGGAACCAGCGCTTTCTTCTGGATTGCAGAAAGCAAAAAGCCCCAGCGCAAAGGCTGGGGCGGCTTTCAAGATGCGGCAGGCTGCCGTTGATCAGGGGCGCGCTAAGATCATCGATATGCCGAAACGCTGAAGCGGCACGCGCTCAACTGATCTCGCCAGCCTTCTCGCGCAAGGCTTCATAGAGTTGCGCAGGGCCGAGCAACACGTCTTTTAGACCCTCTCTTACTTGTGCGCTGTCGATGGCCTGCTTGCTCATGGTCGTGTGCGCGGCCAGCGCGTCCATCACCGCGTTCATGATCTCCTTGGAGAGCGTCGGGGAATTGGCGAACTGCGCCTTGGTGTTGTTGCTGGCCTGTAGAACCAGTTCCTCGGATTCCAACAGCTTGCCCTTGATGACGTTGTTCACGTAGACCAGCTGGTCGTCATCGGTCAGGTCGCCCTCGAACAGGTCGTTCACCTTGGCGATGATCTCCTCCAGCCGCGCCTTCTCCTTTTCTTGCACGGAGCCTGAGCCCACCTCGGACAGCGGCGGCAACTTCGGAGCTTCGCCGTTCCCCAGAACGAGCTGGCGCTTGCCTTCGTCCTTAAGGCTGTGATGCGTAAGCTTCACCTTTGACAGGTCGATCCCTTCGCGCTCGCGGCCGAACTCCAGCAACGGGATGAGCCGACGATAGAACATGAACCGCTTCTCGATGGCGGTGTTGCCATAGTCGAAGATTTGCGACAGGAAGCTATACAGGCGCTGGAATGCGCCCATGTCGGCCTTGAACAGGATCAACGCATTGATCTCGCCATTGGCCTCCTCGGTGGCCTTGGTGTCATCTTCTGCTTGTGCTGACCGCAACTTGTCTTGCGCCTGCTTGAACCGCTTCAGAAGGCGATCCACCACCGGCTCAAGGGCCGCAATGAGGTCACCCTGCTTGGCCTTGGGGTTCATCTCGACAGCTGCGACGCGGTCCACCTCAAACTCGTCGTAGTACCCCGACGCGTCGAGCTTGGCCCGCAAATCGTAGACGAGGTTCGGGTCAGTGACGCTCTCCAGTTCGGCTGTCTCGTAGTAGGTCTTGAACGCGGCCAGCACCTCTTCCGAGCTGTTGACGAAGTCCAGCACGTAGGTGGTGTCCTTGCCGGGGTGAGCGCGGTTGAGCCGCGACAGCGTCTGCACGGCCTGGATGCCAGCAAGACGCCTGTCCACATACATGCCGCAGAGCAGAGGCTGATCGAACCCAGTCTGGAATTTGTTCGCGACCAGCAGGATTTGGAACTCGTCGCCCTTGAAAGCGTCCCGGATGTCGCGCCCGTTGAGGCCGGGGTTCAGCGTCTTGCTGGCCTCGGTGAAGGGATCTGGGCCCGACTGGCTGTCATTCACCTCGCCCGAGAAAGCGACCAGCGTCCCGATCTTGTAGCTGCGCGACTTGATGTATTTCTCGATGGCAAGCTGCCAGCGCACCGCTTCAAGGCGGCTCCCCAGCACCACCATGGCCTTGGCGCGGCCTTCTAACAATGGCGCAACATTCGTGCGGAAGTGCTCGACGACGATCTCGACCTTCTGGCTGATGTTGTAGGGATGCAGACGCACCCAGCGCATGATGCTCTTCAGAGCAGCATCGCGCTCGACCTCCTTGTCGTCCAGTTCCTTGCCATTGTGGGCAAGCTTAAACGCCATTCGATAGGGCGTGTAATTCCTGAGGACGTCGAGGATAAATCCCTCCTCAATGGCCTGCCGCATGGAATAGACGTGAAATGGCTCGGGCAGCATGTCAGGACCAGGGCAGCGGCCGAACAGTTGTAGCGTCTTGGCTTTCGGAGTGGCAGTAAAGGCGACGTAGGTGATGCCCTTGTCGTTGGCCCGAGCCGCCATTTGAGCCGCCAGCATGTCCTCTGTGCTGACCTCTCCGCCGTCTCCCAGCTCGGCAAGTTCCTCTGGCGATAGCACCTGCTTGAGCTTTGCAGCGGCGTCGCCGGTTTGAGACGAGTGCGCCTCGTCGGCGATGACCGCAAACCGCTTGCCCTCCGTGGCGGCGAGCTTTCGAACCTCCTCCAGAGCGAACGGAAAGGTCTGGATGGTACAGACGATGATCTTCTTGCCTGCCGCCAATGCCTCTGCGAGCTGCCCGCTCTTGCTCGCTCCTTCGGACTTGATGGTGGCAACGACGCCGGTGGTCCGCTGGAAATCGAACAGCGCGTCCTGAAGCTGGGCGTCGATCACGTTGCGGTCGGAGATGACAATGACGGTGGAAAACAGCTTCTCGTTATTGGCGTCGTGTAGATCGGCGAGGAAGTGCGCGGACCAGGCAATAGAGTTGGTCTTGCCTGAGCCTGCCGAGTGCTGGATCAGGAACTTGCCGCCCGCACCCTCGTCCAGAACCTTGGCCTGGAGCTTCCGAGTGGCGTCAAGCTGGTGGTAGCGCGGAAAGGTGATGCTGGTGATCTTCTTCTTGTCATCGCGCCGGGTTACCAGGTAACGACCAATGATCTCCAGCCAACTATCGCGCTGCCAGACCTCCTCCCAAAGATAGCTGGTTCGATGACCGGCGGGGTTAGATGGATTGCCCTTGGCTCCGTGGTCACCCTTGTTGAATGGCAGGAAAGCCGTTGCAGGACCCGCAAGCTGCGTCGTCATGTGGACTTCGCTGTTACTGACGGCAAAATGTACCAGTGCCCCGCTGGGGAAGTTCAGCAGTGGCTCGACGCTTTGCCCCTTGGGTCGCGGGTGGCGGTCAAGGCGATACTGGTCAATGGCGTCATCTATGCTCTGGGTGAAGTCAGTTTTGAGCTCAGCGGTGGCGACCGGAAGCCCGTTGAGGAACAGCACGAGGTCGAGGCAGTTCTCGTTGGCCGACGAGTAGCGCAGCTGCCGCACCACCCGGAGCCGATTGGCCGAATAGCGAATGAGAATGTCAGCGTTCATTGCCAGGGCTGGCTTGAATTGCGCCAGCGCAATCGGTTGACGCAGTCCGATCAGTTCGACGCCGTGGCGCAGCACATCGAGAGTGCCGCGATCATCGAGCTGCTTGCGGATGCGGTCGAGCAGGATACCCTCAGCACTCGCGCCGTGGTTCTTCGAGAGCGTTTGCCAAGCGGTTGGCTGGGTGGTTTGTACCCAAGCGACAAGATCAGCCGGGAAAAGAGCGCGAGGACGGTTGTAGAGCGCTGCATCGCCTTCCGCGGAGAGCCAGCCGTGCGCGGCAAGATAGCTGCAGATCTCATCCTCGAAGCTAATCTCCTTGTGCAGGTTCATGCGGCGACCATGTCATGGACGGGCGCACTTGCCTCGACGAGCGTACGAACGTCAATCTTGCCTGTTACGGCCGCGGAGATCAGGGTGAGCCGACGCTCCTGAAGGAGAGCGACTGCTTTCACAGCTTCCCCAACGAGGCAATCGACCTTTTTGATCTCACTGTCTAGGAAAGCTCTAATCGCATGTTGCTCCCGAAGCGGTGGAAGAACAAATTTTAGCTGCTTGTATTGGCCGAGGCCAACTCGTGTCCTTGTTGAGTCCACCGAAATTGAATTAATCTGCTCTCCGCCAAAATCCGAGTTGAGAAGATAAACCAAGAAGTTCGCATCGACCGTGCTGCGCACTCGCAACCGGATAACATCCTGCGTCACAATCGCTTCAGCTTCTCCTGGTGGGTAAATGGCCGCTAGCCCCGGTGGGTCGCCAACCTTTGCGATGAGGATATCGCCAGGAATGACACGACAAAAAGACAGCTGTTTCGCCTTTTCATCGGTCACGCACCATTCGCTGACACGGCAATAACCGAGCTGCTTAAGATCTCGGATATAGATGACCGGCACCCCCTCGGATGTCAGTTCGCTGGTCAGGAGGTCACTTCCAAAAGGGCCATTCACGAACGAATGTTGTCTCGGCTCAGCAAGATCATTCAATTTTTGTGGGAGGCCCCAGTGCGCGGGAACGTCGTCTAGCCATTGTAAGCCGGAACGCTTCATCGGCACGTTAGGATCGAGGCCCTTGGTGGTCGCGTGTGAGATGACGGCCTGCCGTTTCTCTTGCAGCAGATGGATTAGCCGCTGCTGTTCTTCGACAAGCGCATCAATTTTTGCGGTTTCTCGGTCGAGAAATTTGGCGATGCCAGTTTGTTCGCTGAGCGGAGGAACGGGAAGAATGAAATCGTTGAAACTGTCCGTCGGCATTCGCCAACGTCCAAGGCCGGATGCGCCCTGCCCAAAGGCATAGAAAATTCGTTGCTCATATCCATTTTGAAACAAATACAAAAAGTATTTGAGCGCAAGGTCTTTCGTTCGCGCCGCGAAAACTCTGTAGTCTGGGCTAGTAACGCCGTGGCCCGTCGACAGATCGACATATCCCGTCAAGAGGTCCATGTGGTTCATGACGAAGTCATCGGGCTCAACTAATTGGTATTTCGAATAATCCATCGATAGCTGGCCATCATTGCTATCGATATCTCGAACTTTGAGACCATGTTGAGTTACTGACAACACATCGTGACCGAGTTCTCCGGCAATCCGTTTTCGGATTTCGAAGAGAGCTTTGATGCGAGCGGCAGACCAGTGTTCCGGAATGTTACCGAGCCAATCGGCACCGCTTGCTCGGTAGCTATCGTAACGCGCGAAGCTCATGCCGCCAGCCCCTCGATCATCGCTTTGATACGTGCGGTAACCTGCGCGAGATCGGCGTCAATCTCTCCCAGAGTACGCGGCGCCTCAAACACATAGAAGAGCCGAGTGAACGGAACTTCATAACCTGTCTTGGTGTTCTCTTCATTGATCCAGGCATCGGGTGCATAGGGCAATACCTCACGCCTGAAGTATGTATGAACAGCTTCCGACAGTGGTACATTCTCGGTGTCCCGCAGTTCGCTATCGGCCTGCGGCTTGCCCTTCGTCTTACCTTTTGTGCCGACAATGATGTTGCCCTTATCATCGCGCAACGGCCGTTCGATGGTGATCGTCCGATAACCAAGGGCCTCGTTAGGGAAGATGCGGGAGAGGGGAACGAATTTCACCCTGCCGCCCTCGGGTGCGACCGGCGGCTTATCGCCGGCCACCAACACGTGCCGCGCGATCTCCTTATCTTCGGCATCGAGTACAGTGGCTAGTTGGGCTTCGACAAAAAGACCGAACAGCCGGGTCACATCAGCGATATGCGCGTCTGTCATCTCCTTACGTTTTGAGCCAAGGCTCTTTCGCATTCTCTGCCAGAACGAGGAAGAGTCGATGAGCTGCACCTTGCCCTTGCGAGCATTCGGCTTGCGGTTGGACACGATCCAGACATAGGTGGAAATGCCGGTGTTGTAGAACATATCGGTCGGCAGGCCAATGATGGCTTCGACTAGGTCGTTCTCCAGAAGGTAGCGACGGATTTCACTCTCGCCTGATCCCGCGCCGCCAGTGAACAGCGGCGAGCCATTGAGGACGATGCCGAAGCGGCTGCCGCCGTCCTGGGCCGGACGCATCTTGGAGAGCAAGTGCAGCAGAAAGAGCAGCGAGCCATCCGACACGCGCGGCAGTCCGGGGCCGAAGCGACCATTGAAGCCCTGGCTCTCGTACTCCTTGCGGACCTCCTTCTCGACCTTCTTCCACTCCACGCCGAACGGGGGATTGGAGAGCATGTAGTCGAACTTCGCGTGAGCGTGTCCATCTTCCGACAGCGTGTTGCCCGCAACTATGTTGGCCACGTCCTGGCCCTTGATCAGCATGTCAGCCTTGCAGATCGCATAGCTCTCGTCGTTCAACTCCTGGCCGAACATGGTCAGACGGGCTTGCGGGTTCAACGCAGCGAGGTGTTCGCCCGCAACCGACAGCATTCCGCCCGTGCCTGCCGTGGGGTCATAGATGGTGCGGACCACGCCGGGTTTGGTCAGGACATCGTCATCCTCGACAAAGAGTAGGTTGACCATCAGCCGGATGACTTCGCGCGGTGTGAAGTGTTCACCAGCCGTTTCGTTCGACAGCTCGGCGAACTTGCGGATCAGCTCCTCGAAGGCCAGTCCCATCTCATGGTTGTCAACGGCCTCGGGATGGAGGTCGATGCCCACAAACTTCTCGGTGACGAGATAGAGCAGACCACTCTTCGCCAGCTTATCGATCTGAGCGGAGAAGCTGAACCGCTCGAAGATGTCGCGCACCGCAGGCGAGAACGCCTGAACGTAGGCGTAAAGGTTCTGGCTGATGTGATCCTGATCACCTATCAGCTTACGCAGATCGAGGTCGGACGTGTTGTAGAAGCTCTGGCCCGATGCTCGGAGCAGGAAGGGGTCCGGGTTCAGACCCGCCTTCTTCTTCGCCGCGAACTCCGCGAGAACCTTGGCCTTGGTCGGCTCAAGAACGCAGTCCAGTCGCCGCAGCACGGTGAATGGCAGGACCACCTTGCCATAGTCAGACTGCTTGTAGTCCCCCCGCAGCAGATCAGCCACGGACCAGATGAAAGAAGACAGATTTTGATGGTTCACGATTTGGAAGACCCCGGATGCCCCTATGGAAGGTCAATCTGTCAAGAACGTCTCCGTGGGACAACCCCAACTTGTGGCTTCCGGACCTAAGCCGGTGCAAAAGAGCAGCGCGGCTGGCGCTACATCGGTGGGTCGATCCTTTTAAGAATGAGATGGCCGGGAGAGTTGGCTAGTTGGGCGCCCTAGGAAGATCGATCTGGTTCCGATGCGATGGACGAACATTCCCATTCGGCGAGTGCGGTTCCAAGGCGACCAGCACCATCGGGTGAAGGCACGGACCGCGAACGCTAGAGTTCGGAAAACGGGTACCGCGCGAGCAGGCAAACTCGGCCTAACCCATTGAAGCCTTTGGGGAATATCGTTCTCCGGGCCGGGGGGCGGTACTGAAAATTAGAAGGTTCCCTATTTCCGAGCGCGGCGGCGCTTCGATTTTAGCGGCCGCTCTTCCGAAATTTCGGGAAAGAAAAATATTTTCTCCGGCCGAAAAGCTTCGCTTTCTCAATGGCATGGCCGCAGATCGGCAATTCCGCGGAACCCACTTAGCGGGTTCCCATTCCGGCTAACTGGGTTCCCTTAAATCGGAATTTGCAGCGGTATTTTGCTGCCGTTTTCAGAACTGGCATGGCATTCCCCCAGGCAGCCCTAAATACCGGCGCTGGGGAATGTTCGTCTAGGGGTCAAAACCCCGCGAAATCAACGGTTTGCCGGGGCCTCGCCCTGGCCCTTCCCAAGGGCTCCGATGGATCAAAACAACGCCGCCGCGCAAGCCGCGCCAGGCGCGAATTGGGCCGCCTGGGCCACGGAAAGGCGGCCCCTTGCCGCCCTGGTCCCCTATGCCCGAAACGCCAGGACGCATTCCGAGGCGCAGCTGCGGCAGATCGCGGCCTCGATCCGCGAGTGGGGTTGGACCACTCCGGTCCTGGTCGATGAAGCCGGGATGGTGATCGCTGGGCACGGGAGGCTGCTGGCTGCCGAGCGGTTAGGGATACGAGAGGTCCCGGTCATCGTCGCTCGCGGTTGGACGGAAGCCCAGAAGCGCGCCTACGTCATCGCCGATAACAAGCTCGCCGAGAACGCAGGCTGGGACGATGCGCTGCTCAAGATCGAGGTGGCCGATCTCACCGCGATGGGCTTCGACCTTCCGCTCATCGGCTTTTCCGACCGCGAGCTGGCGCGGCTGACGAACTCCAACCCTGGTCTCACCGATCCCGACGCGGTCCCCGATCTTCCGGCCGAGCCGGTAGCGCGGCGCGGCGATGTTTGGCGGCTTGGCCGCCACCGCCTGGTGTGCGGCGATGCGACCAATGCGGCCGACGTTGGCCATGCGCTCGCGGGCGTGACGCCGCACCTGATGGTGACCGATCCGCCCTATGGCGCGAATTACGACCCGAACTGGCGCGAGCGCGTCTATCGCAGCGACGGCACCAAGGTCGGCGCGGGAGCGCGCGGGCTGGTGCTCAACGACGACCGCGATGATTGGACCGAGGCCTGGCAACTGTTCCCAGGCGACGTTGCCTACGTTTGGCACGGCGCGCTGCATGTCGGCGTGGTCGAGGCGAGCCTGATCGCGAGCGGTTTCCAAATGCGCGCTCAGATCATCTGGGCCAAGAGCAATTTCGCCATCGGGCGCGGCGACTATCACTGGCAGCACGAGCCGTGCTGGTACGCGGTGCGCAAGCACAAGACCGGCCACTTCAACGGGGCCCGCGATCAATCGACGATCTGGGAAATCCCGAAGCAGCAATCATCGGAGACCGGCCACAGCACGCAGAAGCCGGTCGAGTGCATGAAGCGGCCCATCGAAAACAATTCGTCCGAAGGCCAGGCGGTCTACGACCCGTTCACTGGCTCGGGCACCACCATCATTGCCGCCGAAATGTCGGCGCGCTCCTGCCACGGCATCGAGATCAATCCGGCATACGTCGATGTCGCGGTGCTGCGCTGGCAGGCATTTACCGGCGAGCAGGCGCTTCGCGAGAGCGACGGCCGCCGCTTCAACGACCTGAAGGAGTCTACCGACCATGCCTGCGCGAACGATCCCGACGCAGCTGAAACTGCTGCGCGGCAATCCAGGCAAGCGACCGCTTCGCACTGACGAGCCGCAGCCCGAGGTCGCGGCCAAGCTGCCTGATCCGCCGCCGTTCATCACCGGCTACGCAGCCGACGAATGGTGGACGGTCGGCGCAGAGCTGCACCGGCTCGGCCTGTTGACCATCGTCGATGTCGCCCCGCTCGCCGCCTATTGCCACGCCTATGGCCAGTGGCGCATGGCAGCCGAGGCGCTGGCGCGGATGCAGAACAACGATCCGCTGATGAACGGCATGATCATCAAGACCAAGTACGGCGATGCCGCGCAAAACCCGCTGGTCTATGTCGTGCGCAAAGCGGCAGCGGACATGGTGCGCTACGCTGGCGAGTTCGGTCTGACCCCAGCCGCCCGCACCCGCATCAACGCAGGCGTCCAGGGCGAACAGTCGCAGAGCAAGTTTGCCGGGCTCCTCGCCGGTTAAGCGCACGCCGCAGGGCAAGGCCCGCGCTAAGGCGGTTATCGACTTTATCGAGCGATTGACGGTGCCCAGCGGCACCGGTCAGGGCAAACCGTTCAAGCTCGACGCCTTCCAGAAGCTTTTCATCCGCGACATTTACGAGCCGCACATCGGCGCCAACCGCGCGGTGCGGCGGGCAATCCTGTCGATTGCGCGCAAGAACGGCAAAACCGCGCTCATCGCCGCCATCGTGCTCGCCCACCTGGTCGGGCCCGAGGCTATCGTCCACGGCGAGATTTATTCGGCCGCGAATGATCGCGACCAGGCTGGCATCGTCTTCAAGTTCGCCCGGCAGATCGTTGACCTGGAGCCCGAGCTGGCTGCCGAGATCGAGGTCATTCCCTCGACGAAAACGATGATCGGCAGGCGCACCGGCTCGGTCTATCGGGCGATCAGCGCCGAGGCTGGCACCAAGCACGGCTATTTGCCGAGCCTCGTCATTTACGACGAGCTGGCCCAGGCCAAGAACCGCGAGCTGTACGACGTGCTGGATACCTCGTTCGGCGCGCGGCAGGAGCCGCTGTTCATCACCATCTCGACGCAGAGCAACGACCCCGAGCACGTCCTGTCGAAACTGATCGACGACGGGCTGTCGGGGGTCGACCCCGCCATCGTCTGCCATCTCTATGCAGCCGACGAGGATTGCGACCTGGACGACGAGAGCCAATGGGAAAAAGCCAACCCGGCGCTCGGCAAATTCCGCGACCGCGAGGACCTGGCCACCGCGATCCGCAAGGCGCAGCGCATGCCCGCCGAGGAGCCGAAGGTCCGCAACCTGTTTCTGAACCAGCGCGTCGCTCCGGTCGCCTCGCTCATCAGCCGCGCCGAATGGATGGCGTGCAGCAGCGACGCGGTCCTTCAAGACGGCGAAGAAGTTTACCTGGCGCTCGATCTTTCCAGCGTCGTAGACCTGACCGCGCTGCTGGTCGGATCGGCCAGCGATCCCTGCCGCATCGCGCCGTACTTCTGGAAGCCGCGCGAACACCTGAACGAGCATTCCAACCGCGACTTCGGCGCATCGAGCCGCCGCTACCAGGAATGGGCCGAAGCCGGTCACCTGCTGCTCAGCCCCGGCAGGACCATCGATCCCGAGGCGATTGCGCTGTTCATTGCCGAGCTGACGCAGCGCTATCGCGTGAAGGGCCTGGCGTATGACCGCTGGCGCATCAACGACCTGCTGCGCGAGTTCGACCGCGTCGGTTTGCAAGCCCACCAGGACGGCGACAAGGGCGACGGGCTGGGGCTGGTCCCCTGGGGCCAGGGCTTCAAGGACATGGGCCCAGCCATCGACGCCGTCGAGCTGGCCATCATCGAGCGCAAGCTGCAGCACCCGAACAATCCTATCCTGAACTGGAACATGGCGAACGCCGTGGCCACGATGGACCCGGCTGGCAATCGCAAGCTCGACAAAGACAAGGCCCGGTTTCGCATCGACGGCGCGGTGGCGCTGGCCATGCTCCTCGGGCTGCGCTCGCGCGACCGCACCACGATCAAGCCGGTCGATATCGAGGCGCTGATCGGATGAGCACGCCCTCAAGCGAGTGGAAGCACTTCTACGACACCGGCTTCTGGCAGCGCCGCCGCAAGCTGCAGCTTAAGGCGCATCCGCTGTGCAAGTTCTGCCTGGATCGCGGCTGCGTCGCCATCGCGACCGTTGCCGACCACGTCGTGCCGCACAAGGGCGACTGGAACAAGTTTGCGCTCGGTCCGCTGCAATCGCTGTGTGCCGACTGTCACAACTCGACGAAGCGGTACGTCGAGCTGCGCGGCTATCGCAACGATGTCGACGACGACGGCTGGCCGACCGATCCGAACCACCCGGCAAACAGGAAATGACATGCCGCTTCTGCGATGGCGTGCGGAGCACGGTGAAGCTCCAATTGTCACGCTGGCTTGCGCGCGGACCGTCGAACTCTCGCCGGCAGACGGCAGCGTCGGGTCGAACACGGTCTACATCACAGGCGGCGGCACCATCGAGTCCTTCGGCAACGCCCCTCCCGGCGACATCGACCCGCAGGGACGACAGTGGGGCCTCGCCATCACCAAGACGGTGTTCTTCGACGCCGGGATCATCCTGAAGCAGTCGGACCGCATCGCAACGCTCAGCGAGCGAGATCGCGTGATGCTGACGCCTTCGGTCGGCATCTATCGCTGCAACGGCGGCAGCAACTGGGGCGAAATCCTCTTTGCAGCGACCGGCGCTGCGGAAGTCTCACGCCGCCTCGACGCAATCGATGAGCGGCTCGCCGAGATCGAACGGCAGCTCAAGAAATAAACCCCGAGATGGGCGGCGATTGATTGCTCTGGTGCGACCGCGCACCGGACGCCGCCCGCGCGGGCTTCCTTCTCCGAAAAGGGAAAGACCCCGATGAAGCACGAGAGCCAGAGCGCATTCCGGCGCGAACCGCGCGAGCCGGTCGTGGGCGGAAATCTGTTCACGCGCTCGCTCACTGCGAGGACGCTCGCGAGCCTGCGGCGCAGCAAGGCTGCCGATGTTGCGGCCGAGCTGTGGCCGAACGACCGCGCGCTGGAGCACTTGCTGACGCGCGCTGCGTCCAATCCGGCGATGACTTCCGTGCCGGGATGGGCCGCAGAACTGGCGCAGCGTTACGTCAGCGACGTGATCGAGGCGCTCGGTCCCGCATCGTCTGCGGCGCAGATTTTGCGGAAGTGCCTGGTTCTCACATTCGACGGCTACGGCAGCATCAGCGCGCCGGGCTTCGTCGCCGAATACGGCAACGGTGGCTTTGTCGCGGAAGGCCAACCGATCCCGGTTCGTCAGCTGGCGACCACGCCGACTGTCTTGGACCCGCACAAGCTCGCGGCCATCGCTGTCCTTACGCGGGAGATGCTGGAGTCCTCCAACGCGGAGGCGCTCATCGCGGACGCGCTCGTGAAGGCGGCGGGTCGCATGATGGACGAGGTGCTGTTCGACGCCAATCCAGCTGCCGTCAACAGGCCTGCCGGTTTGCGCCAAGGCGTCGCCGCGCTTCCAGCGAGTGCGTCCGGCGACGGGTACGAGGCCGCATTTGAAGACGTCGCAACGCTGATCAATTCGCTGGCTCCGGTCGGCGGCAACGGTCCCTACATCCTCGTGGGCGCTCCCGGCCGGGCTGTGATGTTGGGCGCGCGCTTCATCGAGCGAAGCGATGTGGACCTCTCCATTTTCGGTTCGAGCGCGGTGATCAGTGACCTGCTGGCGATTGCGCCAGCTGCCCTGGTTGCCGCGATCAGTGCAGAGCCCGAGATCGAGACCGTCAACGCGGCAACGTTGGTGATGGATACCGTGCCTGGCGCTGCTGGCTCGATGGGGCCCGAGCGCGGGCTGTTCCAGACCGACAGCGTCGCCATCAAGGTGCGCTGGCCGGTGTCGTGGGCTTTGCGCGATCCGCGCGGCTTCGCGTGGATGACGCCGACGTGGAAGTGAGCTGAGCGCGGCAGCCGAACCGCTTTCCAGAGAACAAGCAAACCAAGGGTCAACCGAACATCGCATGCGATGGGACGGAGGGATTGTTTATGCGCGTCAAGCAGGACGATGACCTTCAGCCTGACGATGGCGAGTCCTTCGACGATTTCATGGATCGCTGCATGGACGAACTCGGCGACGAGGACGCCTGCCAGCTGATCTGGGACAACGACGGCGATGATGACGAGGACCGCGCCGCCACCGGCATCAAGCACAAGACGCATGCGGGTCAGCTCACCGGCCTCGAGTTCGTTCTCTCGGACGAAACCCCGGACCGCATGGACGATGTCATTCTCAGCGACGGCTGGGACCTCAAGAACTTCAAGCGCAACCCGATTGCGCTGTTCAATCACAAGAGCGACTTCCCGATTGGGAAGTGGAGCAACCTGCGCGTCGAGAACAAGCAGCTCCGGGGCGAGCTGCAGATGGCCCCGTTCGGCACCTCCGAGCGCATCGACGAGATCAGGAAGCTGATCGACGCGGGCATCCTGCGCGCCGTCAGCGTCGGCTTCAAACCGCTCGAAACCAAGCAGCGCGAAGGCAGCGACTGGGGCGTGACCTTCCTGCGTAGCGAATTGGTCGAGACTTCGCTGGTCTCAGTGCCAGCCAATCCAAACGCCTTGGCGGTCGCCAAGTCGCTGAACATCTCCCCGCAAACGATGGACCTCCTGTTCGCCAAGCACGGCAACATGGACGCGAGGACCAGGCGTCGCGGGATCACCGGCGAGCATGCCGATACATCTCGTGTTCGAAAGGGCAGCGCCATGTCTGGCCTGGCTCAACGCATTACCGACTTGGAGACGCAGATCGTCGCCAAGCGGGACCTCCTCGAAGCCCATCTCGCCAAGATGGACGACACCAACGTCAGCGATGCCGATCTGGAAGCGACCGGCAAGTTCAACTTCGAAATCGCCCAGCTCGAAAAGACCCGGTCCGCCCTGGTCGACTCCGAGAAGCTGCTGGCGAAGTCCACGGCCGATGGCAACGGCGCCGGCCGCGGCCGCGCGCTTTCCACGACCGTTATCGTCGGCGGCGAGCGCGAGCGGATTGCGGCACCGGCAGTCATCGTCAATCGCAAGAAGGACCTCGACCTGCTGGACTACATCGTCCGGGCCGCCACCGTGACCTACATCGCCAGGGCGTCTGGCAAGTCGGTCGACGAGACGCGGCAGCGGATTTACGGCGAAGACGACGGCACCAAGGCGATCTGCGAGATCGTCACGCGCGCAGCGTCTGCTCCTGCCATGACCACGGTCGCTGGCTGGGCACAGGAACTGGCGCAGACGACCTATGCCGATCTGATGCCGCTCCTGATGCCGAAAGCGATCCTGACCCGGCTTGCGCCGAAAGGGCTCACGCTGAGCTTCGGGACCTCCGGGCGCATCGTCATCCCCACGCGCTCGCGGACGCCGAGCCTCGCGGGATCGTTCGTCGGCGAAGGCATGCCCATCCCCGTTCGGCAGGGAGCGTTCACCTCGCAGACGCTCACTCCGAAGAAGATGGCGGTCATCAGCACCTGGACGCGGGAAATGGGCGACCATTCCGTCCCCGCAATTGAGGGGCTGATCCGGCAGGCGATCCAGGACGACACCACCGTGGCCATCGACAGCGTGCTGATCGATGCCAACCCGGCGACCACGATCCGGCCGCCTGGCCTGCTCAACGGCGTCGCCGCGACCCCCGCAGCGGCTGGCGGCGGCATCGCGGCTCTGGTCGGCGACATTACCGCGCTGATCAACAGCATCTCGGTGCAGACCTTCGGCAACACGCGCAATCTGGTCTGGCTTGCCAACCAGACCGACATGCTGCGCGCCTCGATGCTGACGGCAGCCAACACCGGCATCTTCCCGTTCCGCGACGAGATCAAGGCCGGGACGTTGAACGGCGTCCCGATCATCGACTCCGCGACGGTGCCGCCCAGGGCGCTGATCCTGGTCGATGCTGCCGACTTCGTCGTGGTCGGCGGCGAGGCCCCGCGCATGGAGATGAGCGATCAGGCCACGCTGCACATGGAGGACACCGCTCCTCTGGACCTGGTCGATGGTGCGGGAGCAGCGGCTGCGCCGCAGCGCTCTCTGTTCCAGACCGACTCGCTCGCGCTGCGGATGATCATGCCGCTCAACTGGGTTCAGCGGCGCGCTGGCACCGTTGCGTGGACGCAGAACGTCACCTGGTGACAAGCGACCCGTGCGCTGCGGCGTGCAGCGCACGGTCATCCCCAACGAGGAGGATTTCCGATGACGACCAAACTGGCTGACGATCCGCAGACCGAGGCTGCCAAGAAGGCGGTCGCCGAGGACAAGAAGGCCGCCGAGAAGTCGCGGGCTGAATATGCCGCGCGGACCAAAGGCAAGCCGACGCCGACGCAGGAGGAGAACGACATCGCGATGCACGGTGGCCATATCCTCCAGCACGAGGACGACGGCAGCGGGCCCGATCCGCACAACAAGCCGGTCGAGGACAAGGCGCTCGACGCCGACAAGCCGCACGCCAGGCCGCAGACCTATTCGACCCGCGCACAGCGCGCTGAATAGGCGATGGCAGGCCGATGGCGAGCTGGCTGACCCGTCTCAATCGGCTGATTTCGAAGTCGGCCGAGGGCGAGTACCGTCCCGGTCCGTATCATCTGCCGATCACGGGCGGCTGGCTTCCTGCTGCCGTGGGCGAATATCTGAACTGGTGGCAGAAGGGCTACGACCCTATCGGGCTGTCAGCGCAATCGGCCATGGTGGAGGCCTGCGTCTCGGCCTATGCGCAAACCGTCGCCATGTGTCCTGGCGATCACTGGCGGCTCAACAACAAGGGCGGGCGGGACCGGGTCAAGAACTCGGCGCTCGCCCGTTTGCTGCGTCATCCGAACGACTATCAGTCGATCAGCGATTTCCTGCTCAACGCGACCCGGTCGCTGTACCTCGACGGCAATTGCTATGCGCTGGCGTTGAGGAACGACCGCTACGAGGTCGACGAGCTGCACCTGATGAAATCGGAGCAGTCGTTTCCTCGCATCGCCGTCGGCGGCGAAATCTTCTACCAGCTGCACGGCAACGACGTGATCTCGGCGCGGCTCGGCGAGTCCTCGGTCCTGGTGCCGATGCGCGACGTGCTGCATATCCGGCTTCACACGCTGAAGCAGCGTTACCCGGTGCCGCTGGTCGGCGAGAGCCCCATTGTCGCTGCCTATGGCGACATCGGCGTCAACAACGCCATCGCGAGGCAGCAGGCTGCGTTCTACATGAACGAGGCGCGGCCCTCTGCGGTGTTGTCCACTGACCTCGTGCTCGACAAAGACCAGGTCCAGGCGCTGCGCGACCGCTGGAACGACCAGGCCAAGGGCTTGCACCAGGGCGGCACGCCGATCCTGACGGCGGGGCTGAAGGTTCAGCCGTGGGCAGTTGGCGGCAGGGACGCGGCGACCGCCGAGATGCTCAAGCTGACGAACGAGCACATTGCGCTCGCCTTTCGCATTCCGCTGCAGATCCTCGGCCTCGGCGGCGCAGCCTACAGCTCGACCGAACTGCTGATGCAGAGCTGGATCGCTTCGGGCCTCGGATTTTGCCTCAACCACATCGAGGAAGCCATCGGCGTGCTGTTCGGGCTGAAAGGCCAGCCCGACGAATATGTCGAGTTCGATACGGCGGCATTGCTGCGGTCGGCGATGAAAGACCGCATCGAAGCGCTGGCGCGCGGCGTCCAGGGCGGCATCTTCGCGCCCAATGAGGCTCGTCAGCAAGAGGGCCTCGACGCCGTCCCATTCGGCGACGAGCCGCGCGTGCAGCAGCAAGTCGTTCCGTTGAGCGCAGCGGGAAAAATCCCGGCCACGCCAGGGCCGCCATCGGCACCACCGGCACCGCTCCCGCCCGAAAAAGGCAACCGCGATGACATTCAACGGGAAGTCAGAAACCTATTTAGGCTCACCGAGCACATCGGACGGCGGCGACTTGCTCCTTGACGCCTGGCGCGAGGCGCTCGCCCAGGTGCTGGACACCCAGCAGCGGCAATGGCAGCGCGACCGCGCCCTGATCGAGGCGCAGGCGTCAGCGACCGTTTCAGAATTCAAGGCCCAGGTCATCGAGCTGAAAGCACAGCTCGCAACGTTGCGGGGCGAGTTCGCCGAGCTAATCAATGCGCGCCTAGCCGAGCTGCGGAACGGCGCGGATGGCGCCCCCGGCGAGCCAGGCCCTCTTGGTCCGCAAGGCGGCCCAGGTGAGCGCGGCGAGCCAGGTGAGCGTGGGCCGCAAGGCGAGCGCGGACTTGAGGGTGGCCTCGGTCAGCGCGGAGAGAAAGGCGACCGCGGCTCGGATGGTGCCCCCGGAGAGCCAGGTGAGCCAGGTGAACCTGGTCCCGCAGGCGAGAGAGGCGAGCGCGGCGAAATTGGTCCAAAGGGTGATGCTGGAGAGAAAGGTGAGCCTGGAGACCGAGGCGGGCGCGGCGAGCGAGGACAAGATGGCGCGCAAGGCGAAAAAGGCGATCCCGGCGAGAAAGGCCAGCAAGGCGACGAAGGCCCGCAAGGCCAGCCCGGTCCTCGCGGCGAGCAAGGCGAGCGCGGCGAAAAGGGTGAGCCCGGCCAGAACGGCAAGGACGGTGCGCCGGGGCAACTGAAGGCCGCGAGCCCGTTTGCCGAGGGCTCCGTCCACTACGAGGGCGATATCGTCACGCATCACGGCTCGACCTATCAGGCGAGGTGCGATACGGCGCGCCCGCCGCCGCATGGCGACTGGGCCTGCATCGCGGCTGCGGGGCGCAACGCCAGCATGCCGATGGTCCGCGGCACCTATCGCGAAGGCGAGACCTACAATTTTCTGAACATCGTCGCCCTCAACGGGTCCGCGTTCGTCGCACGCTGCGATGAACCGGGGCCTTGCCCAGGCGACGGCTGGCAGCTGATCGCGTCGGCGGGGCGCGCAGGCAAGCCAGGGCCGAAGGGCGAGCGCGGCGAGCCTGGACCGCGCGGGCTGCCCGGAGCGAACGCGGCGACCATCGTCCGTTGGGAAGTCAATCGGGCGAGCTACACCATCACGCCGGTTCTGTCGGATGGCAGCCAGGCCGCGCCCATCAACGTGCGAGCGCTTTTCGAGCAGTATCACGAGGAGAGCGATGGCTGACATCAGCATCAAGGTGCTTGAGCCAGCGGCCAGTTACGACCTCGCGTCGCTCGATGAGATCAAGACGCTGATCGGCATCTCCTCGACCGACACCAGCGAAGACGAGCTGTTGCAGATGTGGATCACGACCTATTCCGACATCATCGCAACGACCTGCCGCCGCGTCTTCGCCAAGGAAACCGTCGAGGAAACCTGGCGCGGCGACACCAAGCCGTTCGATACCGACAATGGGCGGGTTTTTCTCACGCACTATCCGGTCGCTGATGGCGACATCCAGTCCGTCACCGGACCCGATGGCGCGGACCTTAGCGGCACCTATGAGCTGGAAAACGCCAGCGGCAAGCTGCAGTTTTTCAACGCGTCCTGGAGCGAGCCGATCCGCGTCACATACACGGGCGGCTATGAGCTGCCCGACGAAGCGCCGCCAGCCCTCAAGCAAGCATTGGCATTGCTGGTTCAGAGCGCGCGGGTGTGGCAATCGCGCTCGATGACGGCGGGCGTGCGCTCGATCTCGCATCGCGAGTCCCGCGTGCAGTTTTTCGACGTGAACCAGGCGCTGGCGAAGATGGGCGGGCCTGGACCGCTCGGCATGGCGGCTGGAATGGTTGAGCCGCTGCTGTCGGCGTACATGCGCTACTATGTTTGAGATCAAGGTCGAAGGCGCGGACGAACTCCTGAAGAAGTTCGAGACCTTCGGCAAGCAGCTCGACGAACTCCACAAGCAGATGCCCGAGGAGTTGGTCGATTGGCAGCGCACCGACATGCGCCGCAAATATCCGAACATCGAGGTCAGCGGCGCCAAGGACGCGACGACGGCCGAGACCGATATCTGGCCGCGCTCGCGCGCCGAGCAGCCCGGAAGCGGCTTCACCAGGCCGAAGCGGCCCGTGGTCGCTGCGCCGAAGCAGTATCGCCTGCGCGGCGCGGGCCGTCAGCCGTCATCGACCCGGCCGATCCTGCGAACCGAGCTGTTCACGAAGCTGGTCGACCGGATGGCAAAGCTTCTCGGCGAGGCGATGAAATGGCCATAAACCTGGACGTTCTGCTGCAATCGCCGATCTTCGATTTCTGGGCGGTCGACTGCACGTTCGTTCCGCTGAAATCGCAGCCCGCTGCGGGCAGCTATCCGGGGCGCGGCATTCTCAACACCTATTCGACCGACGTGACCGCGCTCGACGGCTCGCTCTATTCAGACCAGCGCACCATCCTCGACATTCACGAGAGCGAGTTCGCCGTTCTGCCGATGCAGAACGACCACGTCATCATCCCGGTCGACTGCAACAACGTTCCGAAGGGCGAGTACCAGATCGTCGATGCGGTCAGCGACGGCGGCGGGCAGACCATGCTGACCATCCGCAAGTACGAAACGGTCATGTGATGGGCGTTACCGACACGCAGAGCTATTCGCACGTCATCCGGAACGTGTTCTTCGATGCAGTGTCGGCCGATCCCTTCTTTGCGAGCTATACCTGCCGCAAGAACAAGATGCTGGTCGCTCGGCCAGAGTACCTGCCTTATCTCAGCGTCTACGTCATCGACGAGACGATGCTGCCCGATGGCGACGGCAACGCGGGCGAAGTCCGCTTCATTCACGCGTTGCGCATCGGCTTCTCGGTCCTGGCGGCGAATAACGACCAGGACGCGCTTGAGGCGCAACTCGACGCTGCCTACTGGCGGATCATGAACCGGCTGTGGCCGGACGAGTACATCATGAACCTGCTGGACACGATGAACCCGAACACCGGGCAGCAGAACCCCGACAACACCAGAGTTGAGAGCATCGAGCGCGGCGTGCGCCGCTATGTCTGGGGTAACGCAGCGTTCAACAACGAAACGCCGGTCGGTGAGGTGCAATACGACATCACCTGCCGCCACCGCACCTATTGGTCGCCCATCATCCCGGACGACCTGCTGACCATCGATCTCAAGACCGGCATCAAACCTGGCGACACGCAGGACGAGATGGACCAGCGCCAGCAGCTGCACGCCACCTATCAGTTCGACCCGTCGAGCTTCCGGGCGAAGCGGGACTTCAAGCAAAGGAGCAAGGGCAATGGCCGTTAGCAAGGCATCGCTGCGCGGGCTGCGCATGAACGAGCGACTGGAGAAGATGCGGGAAGCCAGCAAGGCGCAGAAAACCGTCCGCGTCGCACCCGCGAACGACGCCATGCGTCGGCTGCTGAAGCATCCGCACGCTGGCGGCTTTCCCAAGGAAGGCGGCGCGGAGTGGCCGGATGATCGCTTCACGAAGCGCCGGATCGCCGATGGCGACATCACGCGCGAGGAAGACGGGCATAGGGACAAAACTCGGTCCCACCGCAGGCACGAGGACACCAGCGCCGCCTAACCAGGGCGGCGTTTTCATTTTGAGGAGAGCAAGCCATGCCGATCAGCTTTGCCAACATTCCTGCCAATATCAAAGTGCCGCTCTACTGGGTCGAGGTCGATCCCAGCATGGCAGGGCTGCCGACGATCAATCTGCGCGCGCTGATGGTCGGCGTCATGAAAGGCGGTACGGCCGACCCGGATATCGCGGTCCCCATCGGCAGCCAGGCGCAGGCTGATGCGCAATTCGGAGAAGGCTCCGAGCTGTCGCGGATGTTCAAGTCGTTCTTCGCGAACAACTTTGCCAACGAGGTCTGGGGCCTGCCGCTGGCCGAACCGACCGGCGCGTCAGCAGCAACGGGCGACATCGTCATTACGGCTTCGCCGGCAGCAGCGGGCACGATCCATCTCTACGTCGCGGGCGATTATGTCCCTGTCAACGTGCTGACCACTGACACCCCGACGATGATCGGTCAGGCCATCGCCGACGCGATCAACGCCGACACCTCGCTGCCGGTCACGGCGGCGGCGGCAGCCGGTACGGTGACGCTCACTTCGGTCTTCAACAGCGTCAACGCCAACGAGATCAACGTCGCGCTGAACTACTACGGCAGCACGGGCGGCCAGCAAACCCCGGTCGGCCTCGGCATCACCTTGCCCGCAAGCGGCTTCATGACCGGGGGCACCGGCACGCCCTTGTTCACGACGGCGATCACCAACCTGGGCGACGAGCCGTTCGAATATGTCGCGATGCCTTACACGGACAGCAATTCGCTGTTCGAATGGGACCAGGAGTACGGTTTCACCGACCAGGGCCGCTGGGGCTGGCAGCGCGAGCTGTTCGGCCATGTCATCTCGGCCAAGCGCGGCACCTATAGCGGGCTGCTCACCTTTGGCGACACGATGAACAGCGGCGTCGAGTCCATCATGGGGTTCGAGGTCGCGAGCCCGTCGCCATCCTTCGAATGGGCTGCGGCCTATACGGCCAAGACGCAGCGTGCCTTCATCAATGATCCGGCGAGGCCGCTGCAGGCGCTGTCGCTGAACCAGATCAAGCCCGCGCCGATCCATCAGCGGTTCGACTTCATCGAGTTGAACTCGCTCGCCTCGAACGGCATCGCCATCCAGAAGATCGGATCGGACGGCCAGCCGATGATCGCCCGAGAGCAGACGACCTACCAGATGAACCTCTACGGGCAGCCGGACGATGCCTATGAGCTGATGACGACGCTGGCGACCCTGGCCAAGCTTCTGCGCAATCAGAAGCACGCGATTACCTCGAAATTCCCGAGGCACAAGCTGGCCAACGACGGCACCAAGTTCGGCCCTGGCCAGGCCATCGTCACTCCGGGCATCATCAAGGCCGAGCTGATCAACCAGTACCAGCAGGATATGTACGACGGCCTGGTCGAGGACCTGCAAAACTTCAAGCGCAATCTCCTGGTCGAGCGCGATCCGAACGACCCGAACCGGGTCAACGTCCTCTATCCGCCCGACCTGATCAACCAGCTCCGCATCTTCGCGGTGCTCGCGCAGTTCAGGCTGCAGTACGACCGGGGCATCGACACCCAGATCATTGGCAGCAGCACGGGCCCGTACAACGCGGCTTCGGGCGCGGCCTAACCGTCCCATCACATTTCAGGCCTGCACAACCGCGCCATCCCTGTCGCGGCGTTCGGTGCTGGCCGACCGAAAGGAGACTGATCAATGGCCCAGAGAATTGCAGGCATCGCCTTTCTGACGGTGGATGGCACGCAGCTTGCGCTGCGCGGCAACTTCACCGTCAGCCCGTCGCCGGTCGAGCGCACGATGATCGCAGGCCAGGACGGCGTGCACGGCTACCAGGAGCTGCCGCGCGTGCCGTACATCGAGGGCGATCTCTCGACGCTTCCGGGCTTTTACCTGGAGGACTTGCTCGCCGAGACCGACGTGACCGTCGTCGCGCAGCTCGCCAACAACATGCAGTACATCCTCACGGGCGGGACCTGCAAAGGCGGCTTCGAGAACAACACGCGCGATGGCCAGGTGCGCGTGCGCTGGGAGGGCGTGACCTGCCAGGAGGTTAGCCTCGCATGAACGTAGCGCCGAAACGAGAAGGCTTCATCGACGACAAGCCGACGCCGAAGATCATCGACGCCGAGGCGCTCCCCCAGGCGGACGCCAAGCCGTCGCGTTCGATGCCGCCGCCCGAGGTCGAAGCGTCGCCAGCCGAGCTGCCGCCGATGTGGCAGGACGAATGGCCGCTCGTGGTGAAGCTGATCAACAAGCCGATCCACAACAACAAGGGCGAGAAGATTACGGAGATCAGCCTGCGCGAGCCTCGCGCGGGCGACATCAACCGCTACGGCAATCCGGTTCGCATCAACCAGGACGGCGACGTTGTCTGGGACGAGCGCAAGATGACCTACATGATTGCGGCGCTGTCCGACATCCTCGCGCCGTTCATCGAGGACATGCATCCCCGCGATTGGAACACCGTGGCGATGAAGCTCAGAAATTTTTTTCTGCCCGATCCACGGGCCTGGTAGGCGACGAGGACGAGATCATCCTCGACTGCTACCGCCTGGCCCGCTGGTACCACGTCAGCCCGGAAACGTTCTTGTCGATGCCGTTCAGCGAGGTGCGCATTCACCTTGAGCGCACCGCGACGCTGGACCGCAGACAGCAGCCCCCGAAAGACGACGACTGATGCCCAACGAGCAGGAGGAGCTAAAGCTTGTCGTCTCGCTGGTCGACAACGCGTCGGCTGGCATCGACAAGATCGTCGAGAAAACGAAGGAGATGGGCGGCCCGCAGGTCAAGGAAGCCCACGAGAAGATGCGGCGCGGGACCGAGGAGCTGAACAAGGTCTTCAAGGAGGCCACGGGCGGCTTCGGGGACGCGTTCAAGGCTCTCGGCACATTCCGCGGCGGCCTGGTTGCGGGCGCAGGCGGCTTGGCGCTGTTCGGCGTCGAGATGACCAAACAAATCGGCGAGCTGAAGAAGTGGGCCGAGGAGCTGCGCGGCATCAGCCAGGCGGCGCGTCAGATCGGCGTCGATCCAGCGGCGATGAAAAACATCATCAGCCAGTTCGAGGCTGTTGGCGTCAGCGCGGACCAGACGAAAGCCAATCTCGGCAAGATGTCCGAGGCGGTTGCCGACCTCAACCGCCAGGGCAGCGCGCTGCGCCGCGAGCTGCTGCACATGGCGGGACCGACGCCGCAGGCGCAGGCGAGCATGCGCGAATTCCTCGACAAGATCGTCCACGCGAGGTCCGAGGAAGAGCGATATAACGCTGTCGCCGAGGCCCGCAACAACGTCCTGAAGAACGCGCTCGCCAATGGCTACACGCTGCAAGAAGCGACCAACCGTGCGAACGCCTTCACCTCGCACTTTTGGGACAAGACGATGGAGGCGAAGGAACGCCTCAACCAGCTGTCGGCGGAAGATCAGCGCATCCAGAATGAGCGGATCGCCAAGGCGCGCGAATTCGCCAACCTCACTGGCGAGATCAGCGGCGAATGGTCCGACATCATCGAGGAGCTGAAGGCGCCGTTCCTCGACCCCGCGATCAAGGCCGCGAAGACCTTCCTGGAAATCAGCAAGGAAATCCACGAGTGGCTGAAGAAGAATTACGAGCTGGCCAAGCCTGACGAGGCGAAAAAGTCGATCCAGGACACGTTCGGCAAATTCCGGGGGCCGCTCCAGCTCGGCACGCCGCAGGCCGAAGAGCAGAAGAAGACGACCGAGGACAACACGGACGCGCAGAAGAAGCTGAAGGAGTCGAACGACGCTCTGATTGACGCCCTCAAGAGCGGCTTCATGCCGATGAGTTACACGGGGGGCGGCGGCCGCAGAAATCCACTGCTGCAGAACGCGTCGTTCACCACGGGCGGCTCGCAGGGCTTCAGTGGCAGCGGCGGCGGCGGTGGCATGGGCCCGTTCGGCGGCGGGCCCGGCTTCGGCGGCGGCGGCAGCTATGGCGGCGGCGGCTCGGCCGGTTACGGCGGCAGCGGCTCGGGCGGCTACGGCGGCGGCGGTGGTTCGCCCTATGGCAGCGACACGGGCGGCTCGACAGGCGGTCCGCAGAGCGGCCCCGCAGGCGATCCCAGCGTGCCGTCCGACATCCTGGCCAAGGCGCGCTCGGTCGCGCTGCACGGCGGCCCCGGAGCCGTCGAGAGCTTCATGCGCTCGCAGGGCTACCCCAAGGCGGGCAGCTGGTGCGGTGAGTTTGCAGCATCTGTCGTCAAGTCGGTCGGCGGTACGCCGCCGAAAGGCGCGGCCGTTGCATCGAATTGGCGCAACTGGGGCACGCCGGTCGCACCGGGAGACGTGAAGCCTGGCGACATCGCGGTCGCCGACCGAGGCGTGCGCACCGGACAAACCGGAAGCCACGTCACCATCGTTGAAGACATCAACCGGAAAGCCGGGACGTTCACCGGGCTTGGCGGCAACCAGGGACGCGGGTTCGAGTCGCAGTTTGCGTTGAAGGGCTACTCATTCCGTCGCGGCGGCACGCCGAACGGACAAGTCGCCGGGCCCGGCACGGGCGCGGGAGCTGGCGACACGCCAGCGGCGGCAGACGGCGCGCATGGTAGTGGAGGCAGCAACGAACGCGCCGCGATGATGGCGGAAGTCAACAAGGACCCCGCCAGCAAAGAGCTGCTCTACAGGATGATGAAATCGGAGGGCGGTGGCACTCCGACAGTCGAAGCGCTGATGAACCGCGTCCAGATGGTGCGGCAGAAGGTGCCGGGTTATTCGATTGGCCGGGAATTGCGCAGCGGCTTCTACGGCCCGATCAATAAGGGGATCACGCGACCCGTCAGCGAAAACGAGCGGGCGCAATTCGACAAGAGCCTCGCCGAAGCGGTCGGCGGCAGCGACTACATCCAGGGCCGCACCAATCAGGGCATGGCGTCCGATCCAGGCGCGAGGCTGCCGGGTCGCGTTCCGGGCTACAAAGAGGTTTACAATTATTGGGAAGGTCGACGTGGCGGCGTCGACTTCTCAGTCGCCGACAGCGCGCGGTTTGCGCGCGAACAGCTCGACCGGAAGATGGCCGCTGGCAACAAGGTCGAGGGCTCCGGCAAAATCAGCGTCGATGTGAACGCGCCCAAGGGCACCAAGGTCGGCGCCCAAGGCGGCGGCATCTTCAAGGACGTTGAGATCAATCGTCAGACCCAGATGGAGCCCGCACGTAAGGGCCCGGAGACGCTGTCGATATGACCACCATCTTCGAAATCACGCCGAACAAGCCGAGCTGGCGCGATGACTGGGTGCGGGCGACCTACAACAACGCGCCGTTCCATTGCGAGGCCAACACCCGCGAAGGCGGGCGTCGCATCGTCGAGCATCAGTTTCCGAAGAAAGAATATCCCTACGCGGAAGACATGGGCCGTGCAGCGCGCGAGTTCTCGATCCGCGCCTATTGCATCGTCTACTCCCGCGACGACGACGATCTGTACCGCACTGACTATCGCAAGGTGCGCGACAGGCTGATCGATGCGCTGGAGGCCGAAGGTCCCGGCATACTGCAGCTTTCGACGCAGCCGCCGCAAACCGTGGTGGTGACGAAATACCGGATGACGGAGGAGGAGCGCTTCGGCGGCTTCTGCACCTTCGACATCACCTTCGTGGAATACGGCATCGACCCGCTGTTCGATCCCGGCCAAGAGGACACCCAGGCGACGCTGGCGAAGGCATCGCAGAACGTTCGCGACCAGGTGCAGCGCTCGCTTGCGCCGCCGTCGCCCTCCATCGGCACAGCAACGGTTGACGCATGAAGCGCACAGATGCGAACGAGGCCGCTCCGCTCGTTGACCGGATGCTGGCGCTCTTGCTGTCGTTCGTCCCGGCGAAGGGCCAAGCAGGCCTCGACGCCAGAACGGCCATCGGCGACACGCGGGTCAATGCGTACAAGCTGCTGATCGAGGACGCCATAGGGCCGCCCCTCGACAACTGCTTCGACCAGGCGCGCCAAGCGGGCATCACCTGGCAACAGCTCGTAACGGTGCGCGGTCATATCGAGCAGGCGAAACCCGTCTCGCTTGGCGCGGTGCTGCTCCAGAACGCGGGCATCCGGCTTTGCCTGGCGACCGAAGGCTACATTCTGGCGGGAATGACGTTCGTCAGCCGCCAGCAGGTCGATGCGATCAAGGCCGCATTGTTTCAGCCGTTCCAGGACGCAGAGGAGATCGCCGCCGACGATATGGATCAGATGACGTTTCAGTCGCTGATCACGCTGCACGGTGCGATCACCAATCACCTGGTGCAGACCGCGCTGCCGCTGCCGCGCATGCTGAAATATCAATTCTTCAAACCGCTGCCGAGCCTGGTCATGGCGTACAAGCTCTACGACGACGCGTCCCGCGCCGAGGAGCTGCGCGACGAGAACAAGGTCGTGCATCCCGCCTTCTGCCCGATGGTCGGCGAAGCACTGTCGGCGTGATCGATGCCGAAACCGCAGGAAGTCGCCGTCCTGGTCGTCAATGGCCGGAAGTTCGAGGACTGGGAATTCGTCATGGTCCGTCGCAACTGGGGCGACTCCTACGCCTATTTCCAGTTCAGCGCGGCCGAGCGCGACCCGGTCTTCAAACAGGGCGGCCCGTTTCCCGATTGGCAAAAGCTCCAGTTCAAGCCGGGCGACCTTTGCAGCGTCTATCTGGCTGGCTTTCTCGCGATCACCGGCTTCATCGAGGTGCGCCAGGTCGCCTATGACGCCTTCAGCCATGGCGTGATGCTCATCGGCAAGAGCTATACCGCGCTGGGTGCCAAATCGAGCGTCGATACCAAGACCGGCAGCTTCGATAACAAAAACATCGTCCAGATCGCGCAGGAGGTCTGGGCCCCCTACGGCGCAGGCGTCAAGGTGGTCGGCCAGGTCGATATGACCCCGTTCGACAAGCTGCAGAACAATACTGGCGAGCCGGTCTGGGATTTCATGGAGCGCATCGCGCGGGACCGCTGCGCTAGGCTGGCCTGCGATGCCTTTGGCAACTTCCTGCTGATCGGCGAGCACAGCTTCGCCCCCGTCGCAGGATTGGTCGAGGGCAAGAACATCCTGTCCTGCCAGTGCGTCATCGACTCGACGATGGTGTTCGAGACCTACGATGTTCGCGGCAGCTCGCAGGGCAGCGACGATCACAACATGACCGACGCCAGCGAGCAGCAGGCGATCCAGAACACCAGCATTGCGAACGTCCTCTATAGCAAGCTGATCACGCCGATTGAGGAGTCGGTGAAGTCGCAGGGCGAGATGAAGCTCCGGGCGGACTTCGAACAGCGCATCCACGACGGCCAGCAAATCCAAGCCACCATCACCGTGCAGGGCTGGCTGCGCGAAGGCGTCGCGCTCTGGAGCGAAGGCGAGCACGTCCACGTCTATTCGCCGATGGCGATGCTCGATGAAGAACTCGCGATCCAGCAGGTCATTTTCACGCAGGACGACAAGCGCGGGAGCATCACGGTGCTGACGTGCGTCAATCCAGAGTTCCTGAACGCGCATCCAACCTACAACGTGGGGAAATAGGAAATGCATCGGGCCACACCGCTCAACAGCTCCCTGCGGAGCTACTCCGCTGGCGGCGCACGCGGCGTCGTCGATCAGGTCGATGACAGCAAGTTTCTGCAGGAGATGGCTGGCAACTTCATGCACAACGAGTCGCGCAAGGGATGCGAGGCTCCCCAGAACTACGGCTTCACGTCGGTGGTGTTCGACGCCGAGAAGGACGCCCAGGGCAAGATCAAGTCGGCCGCAGAGCATTTCACCAGCTTCATGGGCGGCAGCCGCTCGTTCCCCATCGCAATGATGGATGATCGCCGCCACCGGCTCTTTAAGCTGGATAAAGGCGACACCGCGATGTTTCGCGGGCGCGGCGACAAGCAGCAATTCCACCTGACGAAGGACGGAGGCTTCTGGACCGCGCCGCAGGACAAGACCGTGCGCATGCACCTGGTCCAGCAGGACAGCGAGAGCAACTCGACGATGGACCAGGGCGGCGGCTCATCGGGCGGCAGCTCGGCGGGCGGCCAGGCGGCGACGCGCGATGCGGGCGGCAGTTCGGGCGGTGGCTCTGGTCAGCAAGGCGGCCAGCAGCAGAAGCGCGGCCAGCAATCGCTCTACAAGGACGGCCAGAAATCGCCGCTGTTTGTCGAGGTCACCAAGGACAAGACGCGAATGGGCGGCAACCAGTGCCATCTCGCGCTGGCCGATGGCAACACGTACCTGCACTGCCACACCGACAAGAAGGTCTACGTCGGCGCGGAGGCAGGCAAAGCATCGTTCGATTACCTGGTCACGCTATCGGGCCCGTGCGTCAACAGCCTCGGCAAGATCGGGTGAAGCACGATGCCAGCGGGCTATAACGTCCCTGACATCCGGCTGGTCCAGAACAACGTTTTTCCGCAGTATTCCGTCACGGTCGACTGGTCGCTGCTGCCGGATGGCACGCTCGACGACACCCAGGCGCTTGCCACCGCGATCATCGTCGCGCTCGGCACCAACGCACTCGCGGGCCCGAACGACATCATGCCCGACCCGGACTCCAATGACCGGATGGGCTGGTGGGGCGATATGGACGCCCAGGCGATCTGGGGCGGCTGGGACATCGGCTCCAAGCTGTGGCTGCTGCGTCGCTCCAAGATCACCCCGGCCCAGGCGCGGCAAGGTTCGACGCTGGTGATGGTCGAGAATTACATCGCCGCAGCGATACAGCCTTTCGTCGACCGCAAGATTTGCTCGGGCTTCGATGTGTGGGTGACGCGAGTTGACCCGCAGCGGATCGATGCCCTGCTGCGCATCTATCGCGGGCCCCTTCCAGAAATCGAGCTTCGCTACGCCGTCCTCTGGGACGCCATGCAATCCTCCTAACAGCAGCGAAACAGCGACATGCCATGGTCAACGCCGACATTGCGCGCGGTGCGCGAACTCGTGCGCGATGCGGTCAACGCTTCTTTGCCGGGCGCGGACGCCAACGTGCCGAACAGCGTGCTGCGGGTTCTCTCGGACAACCAGGGCGCTCTCTGTCATCTGACGCTGCAATATGTCGACTGGCTGTCGCTGCAGCTCTTGCCAGACACCGCCGAGACCGAGTGGCTCGATAGGCACGGCCAAATCTGGCTGGTCAACGCCGACGGCTCGACCGGCCGCAAGATGGCGACGCTCTCGACCGGCACGGCAGAATTCCAGGGCCTGGTCGATGGCACGGTGATCCCGACCGGGACGCAGTTGCAGAGCGCGGTCGGCTTGCCCGTTGACTTCAGCTCGCCGAATTCGGTGGTGACCTTCGAGACGCTGGAGGACATCACGACATCGGCGAGCGCGCCAGCGACCGGCAACATCCGCGCGGTCGATGCGGGGTCCTTCGGCAATCTGCCGGACGGCTCGGGGCTCTCGATGCTGCCGACCATCCCTGGAGTCAGCAGCACGGCGTTCGCCTACAGTTTGACGGGCGGGACGGACACCGAGACCGACGACGAGCTGCGCGCTCGCATCTTGCAGCGCATCCGCAACCCCCCGATGGGCGGCGCGCAAGCCGACTATGTCTCGTGGGCCTTGGCGGTCCCAGGCGTCACGCGGGCCTGGGCCAACGTCGAGCAAGGCATCGGCACCATGACGGTGCGCTTCATGATGGACGATCTGCGCGCCGACAATGACGGCTTCCCGCTGCCGCCCGATGTTGCTGCGGTCGGGGCCTATATCGACAAAATGCGGCCCGTCACCGTGAAGGATTGCTTCGTCGCGGCGCCGATCAAGTCTTTCGTCGACCTGACGATAGCGGACCTCAACCCGAACACCGACGAGTGCAAGGCCGAGATCGAGGTGCAGCTCAAGGACATGATGTTCCGGATGGCCGCGCCTGGCCAGACGATCTATTCGGCCTGGATCAGCGCAGCGATCATGCAGGCCCCGAGCGTGATCTCGTTCGATCTCGTCACCAATAACGACTTCGTCATGCCCAACATCGGCAGCATGGCGGTGCTCGGGACCATTCTTTATGAGTGACCGGCACATCCGCAGGGCGGGCAGCGACTATCGCGACGCCTTCCTGGAGCTGCTGCCGCAGGGCCAGGCCTGGCCGAAGCATTCCATCGACAGCGTGCTCCGGCAGGCCTGCGATGGCCTGAACAATTACTGGGGCTACGTCGACGGGCGCGCTGCCGATCTCCTGGAGACCGAGAGCGATCCGCGCAAGACGGTCGAGCTGTTGCCGGATTGGGAGCGCAATTGGGGTCTGCCCGATCCCTGCTACTCCGCGCCGCAGACGATAGCCGAGCGGCAGAACGCGCTCGTCGCCCGGATGACGCTGTACGGCTCGCAGTCCCGCGAGTTCTACATCAGCTTCGCCGCCTTCCTCGGCTACACGATCACCATCACCGAGTATCGGCCATTCATGGTCGGCATCGATTGCTGCGGCGATGATCGCGTCTATGGCGATGGCACCTTCATGCAGGACCAGTGGGGCCGCCCGATCATGGACCCCAACGGCGAGCCCGTCGCCGATGGCGAGCTGAGCGAGTGGCCGAACTACGGCTTGGGGCCACCCGAGAACCGCTACTACTGGACGGTGCATGTGCACCAGGCCGACCTGCAATGGTTCAGGAGCGCATCCGGCCAGTGCGGCATCGATCCCCACCTTCGCATCGGTCACGCGCAGGACCTTGAGTGCATCCTCGCGCGCTGGAAGCCAGCGCACACCGAGATTGTCTACGACTACACCAACCTTCATCCCGGCGACCCGATGGAAGGGACGCCCTAGCGATCCACGCCTTTCAGATCTGAAGCCCGGTTTCCCGCTCGCGCGGGACGCCGCGAGAGGACGCGTGCATGCAGTACAACCAGCCATATGGAATGCCGCCCGAGTCAACGTGGGGCGACACGCCGTACATCAACGGCAACCCCGCGACCGGACAGCAAGGCTCGATCCCGCCAGCTGCCTCTATCGAGTTTCCGCAGCGCGAGATCGTCAACCTGATCCGCGAAGTGAATATCGCGGCGGCGAGCAACTCCGATCTGCAGCAGCTAGCCAAGGCGATCCAGTCGTCGCGCCTGAACTACTCGACGGATTTTGGCACCTCGAACGCCTATGCTGCGCAGCTTGCACCAGCGCCGGACGGCTACTACGCAGGCATGGTCGTCCGTCTCAAGATCGCCCATCCAAATGCGGGCGACTCGACGCTGGCCTGCAACACGCTCCCGCCAGCGCACATCGTTCGGCCAGACGGCACCAACCTGCAGCAGTACGATCTGATCACCGGCCAGATCGCGACGTTCGTTTTCGACGGTGCGAATTGGGTGCTGACCGGCATTTCAGCCGGCGCATCGGGCGGCCCGATCTATCTCACCGCTCCCGTTGATTATTATGTCAACGGCAACACCGGCAACGACACGTTTGACGGATCGCAAGCTGCGGTCGGCACCGCGCCGAAAGGACCGTTCAAGACGCTGCAGCGCGCGTCGAACGCGATCTCGAAGTTCAATCTGAACGGCTTCAACGTCACCGTCCATGTCGCCGACGCGAACAACTATTCAATGTGCGTGCTGCCAGCTGCGGCCGGTCAGGGCAGCATCCTGTGGCAAGGCAACAAAGCGAACCCTCAAAATTGCCTTGTGTCCTGCGGAGACAATGCGGTCGCGCAAGCTTGCTTCGTCGCCCAGGGTGCGAACAACATTCTTAGCGGCTTCCGCTGCGTCGGCAATCTCGGCACTTATGGCGGTGGCATCGCGATCCCTGCGTCGTCCCAGCTCATCATGGACAACATCACGTGGGGGCCGACCAACGGCACGCATCTGACCGTCTACAACGGCGGCATCTGTCGTCTGAATGGCGCAACTGCGGATATCTTCCGGGTCGACGGTCCGCCACTCGGCAACACCTACGCTCCCGCGTGCTGGTTGAGCATCTTCGGTGCCGGTCGCCTCGATATTGTCAACATGTCCACCCCGCCGCAATTCCAGATGATCAACACGCCTATGAACTTCGGTCTTGCCTTCATACAGGCGTCCGATGTCGGCGTGTGCTCGCTTGGGTTCACGGGCGGCATTGCCAACGCGGCAGCTTGCACCGGCAAGCGCTACAACGTGGTGACGAATGGCGTCATCAACACGGGCGGTGCCGGTGCGGCCTATTTGCCCGGCAACATCGCAGGCACGCAGTCATCGGGAGGCCAATACATATGATCTATGATCCGAACGACTGGTATTGGCGCGCCGGGGATGGTCGCGTGTTCGCAAGCGCTCGGCAGCAGATCGTCGACGAGAACGATGCGGAGTTTCTGGCCTTCAAGGAAGTGCAATACCCAACGGATTGGCCGCGCGATGATGCCGGCGGGCAGACCGACGCCGCGCTGCAGGCGGTGGTCGATCCCTACGAGACGATTTTCGTCAACGAGGAATACTACGCTGCGAACCGGCGCTGGCTCGTCGAGACCGGCGGCATCACGTCAAGCGCAGGCGTGCCGCTTGAGACGAACGATCGTTCCAAGACGATGATCATCGGCGCAGGGCTTGCCGCGAGCAGCGACAGTCAGCTCACCACCACCTGGGTCGGCGCAGATGGCAATTTCTATCCGCTGACTAACGCGCAAATGATCGAGCAGGTCGGCGATCTGCAGCGCCACATCGATGCGTGCTTTGTCGCCTATACCGACATCGTCGGGCAGCTCAGAAGCGGCAAGAAGCTTTCGCGCAAGCAGATCGACGATGTGTTCGCGGCGGCGAAGCCGCGACCGGCACCTAAGCAGAAGTCTCCTTCGTCGAAGAAGTGAGCCCATGGCCATCTGCAACATCACTTGCTGGAACGACGCCGACTTCATTCGCGGCTTCGTCTATGAGACCGCCGACACGCCGCCAGTGCCGATTGATCTGACCGGCAACACCATGCGGATGGGCATCCGCCACCGCGCCGAGGATGTCACCGAGGAGATGCTGCTCACCACCGAGAACGGCGGCCTCTCGATCACCGACGCGCCAAACGGCAAGTTCACGCTCTGGATCACGCACGCGCAGCTGCTGGAGCTGCCGCTGGGCGATTACGAGCATTCGCTGATCCGGAGCACCGCCACGGGCCTGCAACTGCGCATCTGGTCGGGGTCGCTGACCGTCAACGCTGGCCCGAGCCGGGGCAACAACACATGAGCTATGATGTCGTCGTCTCGACCGACTATGACGTGATGATCTCAGCCGAGCCGAGCGAAGACGTGCAGGTTTTGCTGGATCGCTCGGTCGAGACCATCGACGTACCAGAGCAGGGACCGCCCGGTCCGCAAGGTCCGATGGGTCCGCCATCGACCGTGCCGGGGCCAATCGGACCGCCCGGCGTAGACGGCAATACGATCCTGTACGGGTCGCGCGATCCGGTCGCGAGCGACGGCAAGAACGGCGACTTCTGGATCAACACCGCGACCAACGTCATCTTCGGCCCGAAGGCGTTCAACGTCTGGCCAGCCGGTGTGTCATTGGTCGGTCCGCAAGGAGCGCAAGGGCCGCGCGGCAACAGCGTGCTCTATGGCGTCGGTGCGCCAGGTGCAGGCGTTGGCATCGATGGCGACTTCTACATCGATACCAGCACGCATTTCATGTACGGGCCGAAGGCGTCGGGTGCCTGGCCAGCCGGAACGTCGCTGATCGGTCCGCAAGGTCCGCAGGGCAACCAAGGCATTCAGGGCAATCAGGGCATTCCGGGGCCAACCGGCACGCGCGGCTCTCTGTGGTACGAGGGCGCGGGCGCACCGGGCGTGATCGCGGGCGCGCTGGCGAACGACAACTATCTCAACACCACCAACGGTGACGTCTACACCTACAGCGGCAGCGCGTGGGGCTCGCCGGTCGGCAATCTCAAGGGTCCGCCTGGCGCGTTGCCTGAAGCGCCGACCGATGGTGGTTACTACACGCGGCGCAACTCGGCGTGGGTTGATGCCGCGCTGACGTTCCTGCGCTTTGATGCGGCGCAGGTCCTCACCGCGCCGCAGCTCGCGCAAGGACTGGCGAACCTCGGGCTGACCAAGAAGAACTACTTCGTCAATCCTGCGATGCAGATCGCGCAGGAATGGGGCACCACTGCGCAGAACGTCACAGCCGGTTCGTCTGTCCCGTTGGACCAATGGATCGTGGCCAGCACCCCAGCGGGCGCCACCATCTCGACGGTCCAATCAACCACCAATGACACGCCTTCCGGTACGCCGCGCCTGCGCGCCGTCGTTACGGCCTCGGCCAGCCCTGCGGCGGGAGACGTGGCCTACGTTTGCCAAATCTTGGAGGGCAACAGGGTCAGGGACCTCAACTCGGGCAAGGCGAACGCCAAGACGGTCACGCTGGCCTTTGGTGTGCGCGAGCCCGCAGGGACCTACTGCGTTTGCATTCGCAATGACCAGAGCACGCGCACCTACATTGCGGAGTACGTCATCGCTGCCGGTCAGGCCAATACCGACGTGCGGGTCAGCGTCACGCTCCAGTTGGATACCTTGGTCAGCGCGACCAACTGGAAGACCGACACCACGATGACGTTCTACGTATTCTGGATGCTGTCGTGCGGGACCTCGTATCAGATCGCTCCGGCCAACAAGAACCAGTGGCTGGCTGGCAGCGCGCTCGCGACTTCCAATCAACACAATTTCCTCGACACCGCTAACAACGTCTTCGAACTGTTCGAGACCAGCTTGACCGAAGGCAATGTCGCGCCGCCATTTACGGTGCCTGAGTACATCAGGGAGTTGGAGGTGTGTGAGCGATATTTGGAGCTGTGCACCTTCGCCTTCTCGGTCATAGGCAGCCCGCAGGCCAATCGCAATTATCAATATCCGGGTCAATGGAGGACCACCAAGCGCGTCGCTCCGACGATCTCGCTGCTAAATCCATTTCAGAACAGGACCGTCAACACTGGGATCGGCTTGTATGGCACCACCGGTTGGTACGCCTCGTGGAATAATACAGACACCTCCGGTGACGACATGCAGTTCAGCGGGACCATCAAAGCGATTGCGAGGTGAGGCAAATGGCTGAGTATCGCCTGACCGAAACCGATCAGATGGTGATCCGCACCGCCGATGGCGCGTACATCCCCAACGATGACGGCAATCGCGACTGGCAGGCCTATCAGCAATGGCTGGCCGATGGTGGTGTGCCCGACCCCTACGTGCCGCCACCGGAGCCGCAACCCGGCATGGTCGCTCCGGTCATTGTCGCGTCCGCGCATGCGACCATCAAGAGCAGCGCCATATCGCTCGCGGGTCAGCCGTTCAACATCGCGACCGCGACCTACACCGGCAAAGGCGTGTTCGCCTTCACTTTCATCAACGCGCTTCCCGACGCGAACTACACGGCGATGATTACCAGCGACTCGGTCGCCGAATTGGCCGATGGGCGGACGGCGGCGGGCTTCACCATCAATACCTACACTGGCGGCGGCGGCGCGGCGCACGATCCGAAGAGCATCGACTTTCAAATTTTCAGGGCGCCGACGCCCATGTGAGGACCGACACTCCCGACCTTGGCCCCGCTTCGGCGGGGCCTTTTTTATTTGACCACCCGCAGGTGCCCACGGCGGACCTGGTCGAGCGCTTCGGCATGCATCGCCTCGGCCTCATCCCAGGTTGAACAGCGGTTCTGGAAACCTTCCAGCGAGCCGCCGAAGATCATCGTCTCGAACAGCAGCGGCGGCCCGTCGCCGAAATGCCGATGATCGATCCCCAGAAAAACGGTGCTGATGTGCACGGAGCCGACGAAGGTTTCAGCGACGCGCCAGGGATCGAGCCCGGTCAGTTTGAACGTCGAGTGTCGCCCGGCTGATGCGCTGGCCCAGTCGTTGAGCGGCACCTTCGCGGCCACCCGGTTGACCAGCACATAGCAGCGGATAGGTTCGAACGCGGCGGGGAGCTGCTCGCCCTCGACGCGGACGAAGGTCGGGAAACGAATGATGTTGTCGTCATCATCCGGCATCGCGGTCCTCCCGCTGCCGTGGCTCCAGGGCCCGCGCCGTCTTCAGCGCCTCCTGCAGCAGCAGCAACGCATCGTCGGTCCTGCCGTGGCGATAGGCTGCAAGCCCGCTGTCCAGCAGGGCCAACAGCCGGTCTTCGGGCTTGCGGTCGTCACCGCTCATTCGCGCCCTCCTGCTTGTCGGTTGCCGCTGGGCACAGCATGGCGAGGATTTCGGTAGCCTTGCGCCTGGCGATCTGCTGCCGCTTGATCATGCCCTCCTGGGTCTGATAGCGCGTGAAGGCGTTCACATCGATGATGCGGGCTGCCAGCTCGATGATCTCGTCCTTGCTGGTCATTTCTTCGACCTCGGTTCGATCAGCCGCCGAAACGCATCCTGTCCTTCCTCGCTCTGGGCCCAGGCGTCGCTCTCTTCCGGGCTCGCGTCGAAGTCCCCGTTGATGTGACGCTTCCGAACGGCCTCGATGGCCTGGGCCCGCTTCTGGTCGTTGAATGACTGCGCGACCTGTGCTGCTACGCGAAGGTCCTTTTCCAGCTGCATCTCGGGGAGATCGAGCGGGGAAAGGAAGTCGTGATAATAGCCGGTCGCCGCGCGGTCGGCCATCTCGTGCAGCCCGACCCCGCGCAGCACGGCAGCCAGCTTGTCCTTCGTGTGCTCGGTCATGAAGGTTCCAGCTCCACGAAGTTGATGGCAACGCGACCGGGCTCGTACTCCTCGACCCAGACGCGATAGGGGCGGCTCGGCGGATAACCAGAGAAGCCGAACGCCTCCAGCACCATCTTGGCGGCGTGCTCGTTCGGGACCTTGCCGGGAACGCGCGAGGAGATTGAAAGATGCCGGAACAGTCCGGAGGGCTGCTCCTCGAATGAGATCGCGGCGACGTAGGACCCGAGCTGCACGGGATATGTCGGATATTCCCTACGGAGCGCGTCGATGCGGTCAGGGTCCGGCCGCTCGTCGAGCTTCAGCGTATTGGTCGGACCGTCCCTGTCGTCCACGATGACCTGCCGCATCTTGTCCCAGGGCATCGGCTTGGCCAGCGCGGACCGGATCGCCGTGGCGATGGCGGCCTTCTCATTGTCGCCGATGATCAGAACGCCACTCATTGCATCGGCCCTCCATCCGGGCTGATTTCCATGACCTCTTCCCTGTGGGTCAGTTTGACCAGCTTGACCGGCTTGCCGCTCGCCTGCGCGATCCAGCGCGCCCAGGGCAGCAAGCTCTGGAGCCGCACCTCGTCGGCCGCGACCAGCGGGATAAGCGTGCCGGGCCCCATCAGGGGCCCAGCGCAGAGGCCTTCACCGGTCTCGTCACTGGAGATGAAGGCCCACACCTCGTCGATCCGCCTCAATTCGTTCGGCGGGGAATGCACTTCCGGATCGTCGTCAGACATCGAACTCTCCTCTTAGTGCCCCTCGGCGGCGAGCGAGCGGGTCAGCGAGATGATGCTGCGCCGTACCTGGTGGCTTTCAACCCTCGACCAGGCCTCGATCAGATCGATGCCGTCCTTGCTCGATACAAACTCACTAACCAAACTGTCCTGCGGCTCGCCCCTTGAGCGGTCCTCGCCCGCCAGCGCCGCCATCGTGGTCTTGAGGAAAGCAGCGATCTCGTTCAGCCGCGTCGACGCGACACGGTTCACGCCCTTCTCGTATTTCTGGATTTGCTGGAAGGTGATGCCCAGCGCGGCCCCCAGCTCGGCCTGGCTGATGTGCAGCTCCAGCCTCCGCGACCGGATGTTCATGCCGGTCTGCCGGTCTTTGTCGTTCACCGCTCGCGGTGATACCTTTTGTCTACGGCGCATGTCTGCGCTCCTTTAATTCCCATGCCCAGTTTTTATTGTTTGTTCTGATGCTCCAACTTGTCCGCTTGTCCTTGAAATTCTCCTCTGTTGTCGCCCCTGGGTCATCGCTCACGCAGCGTGCTCGGCAGGCAGCGCTCCTAGCTGATGAGCGCGCTTCCTCCGCACGGGCGGCTTCGACTTCGCGACTTTCTTCGCCGTCCTCTTCGCGAGCGGCTTGGTCGCCGCTGGCTTCAGCCTGACCTCGCCACGGTAAATGTCGATCTGGTCGTGCTGCTTGAGGTAATGCAGCTTCAATTTGATCTGCGTCGGGGTCAGCCCGGTGTCGCGCACCAGGGCTGAGATCGCGATCCATCTGTCGAGCGACAGATACTCGACGAGCTTGATGCTGCGCGATGACGGCTTCATCACCGGGGCGGCAGGTTGCGGCTTCGGAACGTGAGTTGTGAGTACCTCGCGCATCCCGGCCGCGATCTTGGTGAGCCGCAGCACCAGCTCGGTCAGATCGGCGACTTCTCCCCGCAGCGCCTTCATCTGGTCCGGCAGCGGAACGACGGCGTCGGGTTGCGGCAGCTCCAGCGCCTTCGTTAACGGCTTGGGTTTCTCCGGCCTTTGGTTCTGGGCCTTCAGCGTCACGTTGTCGGCGCGCAGCAACTTGCGGACCTCGGCGCGGGTGTTCATGCGGGCCCGCCAGTCGCTCGCTGTCTTGGCGACGAAGACGCGGCGGACCTCCTTTTCCGGCACCACCTGCCAGGCGATCTCGATGTGGCCGCCATTGGTGTCTCGGGTTTGCCCCTTCACCCCATGGAGCTTCAGTTCGTTGAGCGCGATCTCGGTCAGTTCATTGCTGTACGCCATTCCCTCAACCTATCCCTTGCCGTGCGCCTCGATGGTCGCCGACGCTCGACCACCGAGCGCCGTCGCGATTTCCGTGAAAGTGTGGGTGCGGCCCGTAGAGACGCCGCTGGTGATCTCGCGCCATTGGCCAGCCGAGTCGAACGGCGGCGCGAAGACCGCGAGAGCTTCCTTGGAGTTGAAACGGATCAGCGCGGCGATGCCCTTCTCGGCGCGGCGGATCAGCCAGCGGCGCAGGGCGGGATCGCGGTGGGCATCGCGGTGCTGCGGATCGACCCATATCTGGACGACCTGGATGTTCAGGGCTTCGCCCGTCACGTCGTCGCGGACCGTGACGAAGTCGGGCATAAGATCGAGCACGTAGTGCGACCTATCGGGTCGCGATAGATCATCGGCGTCGTCATTGATCAGCCAGCGGCAATTCCAGAGGCCGCACTCAGGCGGCATCCGCGCCGTGTGATAGACGGCGCATCCCTTGTGGAATTTGTGAAAGCGACAACGTTCGCCTGCAGCCTTTTGCAAGGGCGGCACAGGCAAAAGCTTGCAGCACAACGAGCAGTCACCGCAGCGTCTCATCGGTGCCCGTATCCATCTATGCACATTTTCGCGCGGCTTATGCCGCTGCTTGTGTGTCGATGATGCGACGACGATTGTGGCGAAATAAATCTGATCGCACAAATTTCCTGATCATCGCGCGCTGCTAAAGTTGAAATGCGAGTTGAGTGTTTTTGAGTTGCCGTCCGAGTTGACTCTGGCCAACCCGAACGACAACCTTTAGGACATATGAACCGGCGAGGAAGACTATGCACATGCCCGACTCACCGCACATGGCGATGTCGGGTCCGCCTTGCCGACACTGCCCGCCCTTCGTCATCCGAAGGGCGGGCTTTTTTATTGATCCTGCGCTCCGAGTAAAGTTGTAAGAAATTACAATGCGGCGTGCGACCAGCAGCGATTGTTCGGAAGCGATGCCTGCAATTCGCCAGGCTTAACGAAAATCAATGTGCGAGCCATTTTTGAGACACAAATCCAGCCTTCCAGATGGCTGCTCAAGAACCTTTCAGGCTGCTCATGGACCGCCAAGTATTTGAATTCATCTACAACCTCAAACCGCTGACGGACGCCGCGAGTGTCACGAGAGCGATGGGTGCCGTGCTCAACCATCACGGCATCGATCACTTTTGTCTCAGCTTCCTTCCCGGTCCGAAGCAGACCTATAACGAAGTGGCCATCGAGAACCGGATGCCAGACGGGTACGTGCCGACCTATCTCGAAAAGGGATACACGCACGATGATCCCGTCTTCCACCACTGCAAGACGACGGTGCTGCCATTCCGGTGGTACAAGGACACGCCGTTTGATCCCGTGCGGAAGCCCCGCGCTGCCGAGATCGTGGGGCTTGCGAGAGACCATGGCATGGTCGATGGCGTCGTCGTCCCGGTCGCCTCGACGGGGGGAAGGCTGGGCCAGGTCTTTTTCGGCGGGCGCGAGTTCGATCTGCCTGAGTACAAGCTGCCCGCGCTGCATTTGATGGCGCACTACGCCTTTGAACGGTTGCTTCGACTCAAAGGCGTGCGAGGCGCGCGAGAACATAACCTCACGGACCGCGAGGTGGAGGTGCTGACCTTGGTCGCGGCGGGACTGACCAGCGCAGCTATTGCCGCTCGACTTGGCATCGTTGAGCGGACGGTGAACGCGCACGTCACGCACTGCTGCAAGAAACTCGGCGCTGCAGGCCGGACGCAGGCGGCGGCCATCGCGATCCAGGACGGGATCATCCAGCCGTGACCGGCTCCGCGCCCGAAGTTATAAAGGGCGGATGATCAGCGAAATCCTCGCGCAAATTCGCGGCCCCAATTTTACTGCCGGGATCGTCCTGTTCGACGATGTGGTGGTCGAGGCGGCGCCCATCGTCCGCTACATGCGGCGATGGTCGCGGGATCGGGTGAGGGACTACTGCGCCAAGCAGGGCTGGCAGATCACCGTCGTACACCAGATGCAGCGCGAGGAAGTTGAGGCCCCGCCCAGGGCCCTTTTGGGGGGTGGCGGAAGCAGCCGCCCGCCTGCTAGGACACCGCCATGACCGCCTTGACCCGACGCCGCAGCGACGACGAGCACCAAGAGACTTGGCATATCTATTTCGGCGATGTCCGCGTCGGCACCATTGGCGTGCGCGCGGGAATTCCGACAAGCGCCGACCAGTGGGGCTGGAGTATCGGCTTCTATCCCGGCATGGAACCGGGCGCGCAGCGCAGCGGCTCAGCCGCAAAGTTCGACGAGGCCCGCGCGGCTTTCGAGAATGCCTGGCGGGAGCTGGAGTCGACCCTCAACGAGGACAACTTCGAGGCATGGCGGCGCAGCCGCGACTTTCACGCGTGGAAGAACCGCATGTGGGCCGAGCACTGCCGGATGCCGACGCAAAACGAAAATGGCTGGTCAAAGTGCTTCTGCGGCGAGCCTATCCCGGTCGCCTGCGAAGCCCACATCCATACGGTTCACCGAGGCATCGGCGCATGAAGCACGTCGAGGGCCGACCCTACGCCGACCCGCAAGCCGCCGCCCGCAAGCTGATCGAGCTGTGCGCCAGCACTCAGCCGGTTCAAGACGGCCGCATCCACATCGAGAAGATCAACGAGCCTTTCATCTTCAGGCTCAAAGCCAGCGGCCCTGAGTTCGGCGCTGGCCTTGCCTGCGCCATCGAACAGGGCTGGCTCGAACTGCACGAAAGCGGCACCTATGTGCGGCTGCTGTCTCCGGGCGCGGACTTGCTCACCGGCAAGTAGGAACGACCAGCAGGCGACGCGAATTGCATGGTTGCGGCTGGCCTCTATATAGGGCTGGCTCGGCAGGCGGGTCCCTCCCGTGACCGAGCCCGCCCCGAGGGGGCGCACATGAACCCGATGGAAACGTTCAATCCCGATGAACCCTGTCGCCTGCACGACGGGCTCAATAACGAGTTCATCGACTGGAACCCTGACTGGGCCCCGCGCTACCGGGAGTTTTCCTCCAAGCACGATGACGGAGTCGTCGCTTGGGACGGTCTGCTGCTGGACGGGTGGGTGCCGTTGTAGCCCCCCTTTTCGGTGCTCCCGATCAGCGATCTTGACGCCTCCGACGCGACCCGCTTGGATCGGTGGGCTGTACGTGGAGAGATTGTAATGCGTTTCGCACCCTCTATCGTGCCTGGCTCCGAACGGGACACCTATCTCGTGCTCGATGACTTCGGTGCTCGCCTCGGTCGAGCCTGGCCGGAGACCGACGAGGAGCATACTGATCGCGACACCCTGCTGCGCCATCTTATGGAGGGGCAGTATTCCAACCCCGTCCGGATCGTCAGCTTCAACACCAGCGAAGGCTGGTCGCGCGACGCCTCCGAGGACATCGCGGATGAACTCCACCAGCGATGCATGGGCGAAATTCCCGTCCATCTGGAGGACTTCATTGGTCGCAATGCTGGAAGCAAAGTACTTCAGCTTTCGTTACCGATGCTCGGATTATGATCCCAAAGAGGCCCGAAACCTGTCATTGTCGAGACCATGCCGAGCGTGAACCCAGAAATCCTCAAATGGGCGCGAGAGACCGCCGGTCTCTCGACGGAAGAGGCGGCTGCAAAGCTCGCCCTCGGCGACGCGCGCGGTTTGACGGGGGCAGATCGTCTGGTTGAATACGAGGCCGGTGAACGCGAGCCGACCCGGCCCCTTCTCGTCCGCATGGCTAAGCAATATCGCCGCCCTTTGCTTTCGTTCTACATGGCCGAGCCGCCGAGGCGGGCCGAGCGGGGCGAAGACTTTCGAACGCTCCCTCCCGAGCACTCGATTGCTCAAGACGCCTTGGTCGATGCCCTTATCCGGGACGTCCGTGCTCGGCAGCAGATAGTCCGCGAGGCCTTAGTAGACGAAGAGGAAGCCGTCCCGCTGCCCTTCGTCGGCTCGATGACGATGCGCCAAGGTGCCGAAGTCGTTCTGCGCTCGATTGTCGAAACGCTCCACCTCGATCTGGATCGCTATCGACGGGGCACCAACCGGCAGCCGGGCGGGTTCACTTATCTGCGCGACCAAGCCGAGCAGGCAGGCATCTACGTCCTGTTGATCGGCAATCTCGGCAGCCATCACACGAGCCTCGACGTCGAGACCTTCCGTGGCTTTGCCCTGGCCGACGACGTCGCGCCCTTTGTCGTGATCAACGATCAAGATGCGACAACGGCGTGGGCGTTCACCCTCCTTCACGAACTCTGCCACATCTGGTTGGGAGCGACCGGTGTGAGCGGCGCCTTCGCCGAAAGCGCCGTCGAGCAGTTTTGCAACGACGTTGCAGGCCGCTTCCTGCTTCCTTCCGGCGAACTTCAGGCGTTGAACCTGCGAGGCGAACGGTTCGAGACGGTCGTAGCGAGAATTGGCGACTTCGCTGAACAGCGAAACATCAGCCGGTCCATGGTGTCTTACAAGCTTCTGCGAGAAGGCATCATCGACCACGAACTGTGGAGCCGTCTCACCGCGCTGTTCCGAAGCCAATGGAAGGCTGCTCGTGCAAGCGAACGCGAGCGCAATCGGGAGCGCGAAGGTGGCCCGAATTACTACGTGGTGCGACGACATCGACTTGGCGAAGCTCTCGTCAACCTCACCGGCCGCATGCTGGCGGAACGAGTGCTTTCTCCCACCAAGGCGGGCAAGGTTCTCGGCGTCAAGGCATCCAACGTCTATGGAGTTGTCGGAGACGGCTTCAACGCGGCGCAGGGGTGACGCGTGTTATATCTGCTCGATGCCGACACACTCATCAGAGCTAACCGGGATTACTACCCGCTGGATCGCGTGCCCGAGTTTTGGGATTGGCTGCTGCACCAAGCCGCGCAAGGTAACTTGAAACTACCCGTCGAGATGATCGAGGAGATCAAAGAAGGCACCGATGCCGTTTCTGACTGGATCTCAGAGCGAGAACACTCGGATGCGCTCACGCTCGATGAAGACGTCGATATGGACTTGCTCCGACGCGTGACTGCCGAAGGATATGCGCCCGATCTAAACGATCAGGAACTCGAGATCATCGGTCGAGACCCCTTCCTCATCGCCCACGCGTTGGGGGCACCCGACCAGCGGATCGTTGTTACCGCTGAAGTCTCTAAGCCCAGCAAGCAGCGCGCCAACCGGAAGGTGCCCGACGTTTGCAATCAATTCGGCATTCGCCCGATGGACAGCTTCGGGTTGATCAGGGCTCTGGATTTCTCAACGTCTTGGCGTGCCGCAGCAGGCGTGTGACCCTGATCCGATACGGGAACAATCCACGGGGAGACACGCATAACGAGGGTCTTCCGCGAGCGCTGGAGTCCCAATCCAAGCCAGCGCCTGGGCCACCATCAAGGACAGTCAGCAGGAAAAGGCGCGGCTATTTGCTTGTTTGTCGCGGCGTCACGTGAGGTCCGAGGGAATTTGGCAGCACTTGCTGGACTTTTTGCCTGACCAGATCTTCCTCGAAATCGTGCTGAAACGAACTGCCGTTCTCGTAAGAGATGACGAGACGAAACTTTCCCCACTGATCGAAGAAATCACGAACGGTCAAAGCCGGTTCGAATGTGAGATCGAGTTGGACCGGCGCGTCTGTCGGGACGTCGACATCGGTTACGGGAAGTTCCTTGCCGACCGAATGAACGGCCGCCTTCAACTGTTCCGTGTGTCCAGTTAGCCCGGAAATGACGTAGGCCTCTCTGAAGCGAAAGGGCATCAAGCTTTGGCCCTGAAAGATCAACCCGTTGACTGCGGCCGTTGGCCCACCGCCAGACCCGACAATAAGCTGGCCGTTCAAGCTCCAATCCATTGGGCCAGATGTCGTCGATGGTACTGGCTGACCCGCTGGGCTCGATGATTGCGAACCACCTTGCCGAGCATTTGCTAAATCCCGACGGACCGAAGCTAGCTCGTCCGCACGCGCATCCCGCTGTTTAATGGCCTCGGTCAATTGCGATTGAAGAGGTGCTTTGGCTTCAGAAACTGCCGTATCCAGTTGAGCTTGCGTATAGCCCTCAGCTTTGTTGCGGACCAGCCATCCAACCGATGCAGCCGGTACCACAGCAACCAACAGCAGAAGAAGCAGCCAGGCGGGCTTGCTGTTAGAGAGGGTGACAATCTTCCCCGCGAGCACTTCGTGGTTGGGTTTCCATTTTGGCCATGTGAGGCCTGCAGCTACTAGGACAGCGGCTATAGTCCAACAAGCGAGGATGCACGCACCGACCAAGTACCAATTCGGATGCTCGCTCTTAAGCGCGACGGCAACGGAAACGGAGGGCGGGACAGTGAGGAAGGCGCCCCCCAGCAAAGGAAGGAAGCGTCCGACGAACGTATCGTTTGGCGATGTTGAAGGCTTAGGCTTCACTCCAGCCAGCACCCCTTCCATAGCCTTCGTCATCTCTGGAGAAGGCCCCCGGGCCAACTCGGCCGCCTTGGCCAATTCGGCAGGATCAAGCCGTTCTGCCATAGCTTTCACTGTCGACTGAAGACTTGCCGAAGACTGCTGGCTCGCTGATTTTGCCACCTCGCTCGCCCGGCCGCGAGACGGACCCAACATTTGCCTTTTGAGTGCGGCGTGAGGATCGTTGCGCCCCAGCACATCTGAAGCCGAGACTCCCACAGCATGCCGCTGGTCGTCGCTCCGCGACGCCTCCGGAGCGGGAGCTTTCGTGGCTGGCTGCTTGTCTTGGTCGTCAGGCAC